GGTACAAGTGTTCGACAGAGCTTTTAAATACGCAACAATAGTGCTACAACAATCGCTCTTTACCCAGAATCCGCGCTGGTTACCAGTCCATCCGTATCACATTCTGATCTGACCTTTATTGTGAAGTCTGATGTGATTATTGCGGCTGTTACTTCAACCGTTCAAGTGGATCAAGGTGCATTCCAATGTGCTGCAAGTTCAGGAGATTATGGTTGGATTCTTACAGAAGGTGATGGTCGTGCCGTAGCAGGTGAAGTGCTTGTTGTGGGTAAAGGATTCACTTCTGGGGATGACACTGCAGGGCAGGTCATTAAAGGTGTTACCGCAAAGGGAGCATTTGATGAGCAGAATCTCGGTTACTGTATCGTTGCTAACGCAGGAGCAGACCAAGGTACTCTTGTTCGATACTTCGTTCGTTAATGTTTTGTCCCTTCCTCTCCATTGGGGAGGTGGGATACAGAACACTCAGCGATGGGGAAAGTTCTGTTTGAGGAAGGATGAAGCCTCAAATTAAAAGTAAGGTAGATTAAAAACTATGAATGGAAATCCATTAAATAATCCAATAGTTTCAAATCCAAATGATCTTAAGGTTGTCACTTTTCACAACTCTACAGAATTTGGTTTCACTGCCGAAATGGGGTGTATGTTTGACGGTCGAGCGATCAATGGAGTAAGCGGTAATGGCATAGAAGCAGGCGAAAGCAAATTGCTTCCTTACCATGTCGGTCACAGATTGGCAGTAAATTTGGCGAAGCGTGTATATAACACTTCTCCTGCTGCGACTGTTGATGCTGCAGGTATTCCGACTGGGGTACCAGTATGGAATGCGACCAAATTACAAGAATTAGCGAATACATACATCACGGAAGAGTATTCAGAAGACAAACCAATTGCAATGAGTGAAACAGACAGACTCATGGCAAAAGTCGCTGAACTTGAACGATTTATGAAAGAAAGCCTTGCTTCACAATCTAAGGATGTCCCAACAGCTCCTGTAGTTGAATCAGTGGCTACGCCAACGGAGAGTATTGTTGCTCCTAATGGCAATGTTGCACCTGAAGATACGAATGTTGCTGCGGAAGCAAAACCTGAAGTTGTTACAAACCCAAAAGAGTATTTAGACAAGAAAGAAGTTATAGATGAGTTGACGAAAAGGGGTGTTAAATTCAACACTCGATCAACGAAAGCAGATTTAGAGAAGTTGTTAGTATAACGGCTTAAATCAAGTCGTGTGTACAGACAACATCGAGTGCAAGCCTCGACACGACTTTATGAACATACAAGAAGTAGAGAAACTGAAGATGGACACTCTGAAAGAGATTGCAGACACTAATATGAAAATTAGTGAGGCAAAAAATACTCTTTTTCGACTTCAAGAGGATGAAACCGTCTACCTTGAAGATAGAGAGAAGAAAGCTATAGAAAAAATCAGTCTCATTCTTGAAGAAAGTAAAGGGATATTAGAACAAACACAAACCAATTATGAAGAAGTACACAAAATTTGCCAAATGGTTTCAAGTTTCACTGAATTTCTTACGGAAGGGCATAAAAAATTCCAAGATTTGCTTGCAGAATTTAGTTTGCGGAGTAATGAATGGGATAAAGAAGTTTTACGTCAAAAACAAGAGTTTGAAAGCATGGCACGGGCACTCAAAGTCCAACAAACTCAAATTGAAAACGACAAAAAGACAATTGCCCAAATTTTTAAGAGAATTGAAGAGGAAAATGAACACATTGAAAGCCAAAGAGCCTCGATAAGGTCGGCATTAAAAATATTAGAAAAAAAACAAAATGGAAAATAACTTTACAAACCCAAAAGCTCCCACACTTGCTGCAGTATATGATGCAAGCGTTGACACCTCAACCTCTGTATCAATTGTTTCAGGAGCAAGCATCATCATTGTGAGTGCTACCCTTAAGGGGATCTTTATGAAATGGGGAGCTACCGCTTCATCTTCATCTTTTGATGAGTACATCTCTCCTGACAAAAGCAATATATATGTCATTCCAACAGGAATAACAACCGTCGAATTTATTGAAGAGGCAGCAACAGCACACTTAGTAGTAATTCAAAAATAATTTTATGGCAGAGATCATCAAACGAGACGAAAATCACGCAACAATTGGAGCAGGAGTTGACCCTGATAACACTTCTAATGTTTTAATGCTTCGAGTTGATCCTGCTACAGATTATCTTCTCGCTGGCATCTCAGAGACATCAAGTTCAAGTGGGAATGCTCAACAGATAGCAAAAAGAGATCAGAATCATCGAACAGTCTGCATGGGATGGGATGAAGACAACCAATGTCTACAAGAAATTCTTACTGATGCAGATGGAAATATCTTGTGCGACTTACTAGTAATTTAAAAAAATATGGCAGACGAAATATTACAAAGAGATCAAAATCACATAGTAGTTCTCGGAGCAGTCACAGATGATGCTGCTATGGAAATTCGTATGTTGCGTGTTGATCCTATAACAAAGCGACTTCTTATTTCAGCAACAGGAATTGGAGCAGGAACTGTCACCTCTATTTCACAAGGAGTAGGAATAGAGCTTACTCCTAATCCTATTACTACAACAGGAACAGTTGCGTTGTCAACACCTTTACAGCCGATTGCAACACTGGCAGGTAATTCTCTAAAATTCCTTCGTGTAAATGCAGGAGAGACAGCCGTAGAATATGCCACTGTAAACTCAGGATTGATTGTAGGAACTACTACAATAACAAATGGTACTACCACTCGAATCTTGTACAATAATGCAGGAATTTTGGGAGAATATACTCTTACAGGAACAGGAACAGTGGTCGTAATGCAGACTTCACCTAGTCTCCTTACAAGCCTTTTGATGGATAGCGGATTTGTAATGAACTGGGCATCAAGCAATGTTGTGCTCGCTCATACTTCAGGTATCCTTACTCTTGGTACAGGAACACTTAAAATTACAACTCCAACAAACACATCAACTTCTGTGGTCACGATTGATGGCACACAGTCGCTCACAAATAAAACATATAACGGAAACACTTGGACTGCAGGCAGTGGAGTTCTAACGATTGCAGCAGCAAAAACATTGACGGCAAATAGTACACTCACTTTAGCAGGAACAGATGGAAAAACTCTCACTGTCTCAAATAGTGGGACTCTTGCAGGTGGAGATGCCTTTGTTCTTGCTATTGCTGCATCTAAGACACTTACAGTCTCAAATACGATTACACTTGCAGGCACGGACTCCACAGTAATGACTTTCCCAACAACTTCGGCAACAATTGCTCGAACTGATGCAGCTCAGACATTTACAGGAGTTCAAACTTTCTCTACACCTATCGCTACGGGAAGCGTCGCAACTATGACTTCAACGGTTGGTGGAGGAGTACCAACGCCACCAAACAATACGACAACGTTTCTTCGAGGAGATGGAACATTTGCTGTGCCGGCATCAGGTGGAGTTTTTACTCAACTTGCATCGACTTCGATTACAGGGAGTTCAAATATTACCATCTCTTCTGGTACATTCACAACAAAAGAAATAATTAAATTTATTCTTATGATTCCAAGTATTGCTGCTGACGATGATATACGTTTAACGATAAATGGCGATACTTCTGCTATTTATGCTGACCGTTCTTCAACAAATGGAGCAGCAGATAATGCTGGTACATCTCGAAATAATATACGTGCATATGTTTCAGGTCCTAACTTGAAAAATATGATTATCATAGAAGGAATTATTCAGAATCTATCAGGTGTAAATAAGAGCGTGATTGGAAGCACAGTAACAGCTTTCACATCTGCAGCTAGCGGTAACTCTCGATGTGAGTTCGTTGGAGATTATGTAAGTACAACGGATGTGACAGCTATTGCTTTTTCTACAACTAGTGGTAAGGAAATGTCAATCGGTACAAAATTGTATGTATATGGAAATAACTTTTAATTTATGGATTACACACCTGAACAAGAAGTATATAACGACACAATACAAGAAAAAGATGGTTTCTATGTAACTGTCAATCTTGTAGATATTCAGCCTCAGACTGCAGCCAATTACGGCATGTTTTTTATAGCTCGATATCCTTGTGAAATTATGAGAGTAGCTGAAGTTCATGGTACTGCTGCCACAAATGCAGGAGCTGTAACACTAGATGTTGAAAAACTTGTTGGAACAACTGCAAAAGGAGCAGGGATTTCAGTTCTCGCAACCACGTTCAGTTTAAAATCAACTGCAAATACGGTTGTAAATAAAGAAGGGATGAAATTAAGCAATGCTCGACAATTGAAAGAAAATGAACGACTGGCATTAAAAAGTACGGGGGTTCTGACTGATTTAAAGGATGTGCAAGTCACTTTATATTTCAAATTTCTTGGTAGAGGAGAATATAAATAAAATATGTCAACAATACAAAAAAACAAAATAATATGGAGTGCAGAAGATTGGCTCGGAGGCTTTGACCAGACTTCGGCTACTGTTTACAACAAAAAAGGTCATGTGGTAGCAGGTGCTCAAAGAATCGACCCATTTAGAGCATTTGGATATATCGGACCAGGATTCGATCCTGTAGATGCAACCAATCAATCTAGCGTCACAGGAACCATTCTAAATGGTGTAGTAAATGGAGCAAATGCCTATTGTATTACAGCAGATGGGAAAGTACAGAAACTGGGAACTCTATCAGGAACTGTCGTAGTCAGCACAACATCACCATTCCCACATACGATAAGTGATGGTCATGCTACATATGTGGGAAGTGACATTGTAAATTATTATGCAAATATTTCTTCCACATCCACATTGTTAGCCTTCTTCTCATTTAGAGATGGTACTGACTGGAATGTAGGGATATACAACTATGGATCAGATTCTTTCGATGACGACTTCATGTCTAGTGTTCCTGCTTCTCCACTTGCTTCACCGTATCTTACAGGTGGAAAAGATGCTCCTCATCCTATGATAGTCGGTGATGATGACATTCTCTATATCGGAGACAGAAACTTCGTCCATGCCTTTGACGGCTCTACAGGAGCAGATGGTACATTTTACCCTGCAGTCCTCACTCTTCCTCAAGGGTGGACTATAACTTGTTTTGCAAAAACAAATGATTTCAAGTTGGGAATTGGTGCATATTATACGAGTTCTCAAACAGGATCTACATTCAATCTTGGACAAGCCAAGGTCTATACATGGGATTATCTCTCTCTTGATCCGACATACATTTACAATCTCAATGACAACTACATAAGCGAATTGGTCAACTGGCGAGGAACGCTTGCTGCATTTACCCAAGGAAGACAGGGAATATCTGAGCCTAATTTGAACAAAGTACAAGTGTTGAATGGGGCACAATTTAGTGTGTTGACTTCATATCAGTCTGGTTCTACTCCGTGTCGAGGTGGTGTCGATATTATCAATGACGATATTATTTGGAATTCAGGAGGAAAGGTATACACCTACGCAAAAATTCCAAAAACTGAAAATTATATATTAAATAGTCCTTTTGGTGGACCGAACAATAGTAGTGGAATGTGTAAGATATTCAGTTCTACTTTAAATGTAATTTTCAGCTCTGGCACAGGCACTGGTGTTGGATTGGTATTTGCACGTGTAGGCACATTTGCTTCTGGTGCGACTCTCAATACAGATGTTGCGTACCCTTTTACCAATGAACGCATGAAGGGGAGAATAGAGAGTGTCACATTCAAATTTATGGAAGCCACAACAGATGCTACAGGAAGTCAAATAACCATAGCTTCAATCAAAGACAAGGCGACATCCGCTACGATCATAAACTCTGTTGCAGTTGTAGGAGAACAGGAAATAAGATACCTGAATGATGATAATTCTCCACTTGGAGATTTTACGAGCCTTAGTTTTGAGGTCTTGTGGATACCAGGAATCATCAATACAAAATGCCCATTGATCGAATCAATCATAGTCGAATTTAGTGAGATAACAATTTAAAATCATGAAGACATTTACACAATTAAGAAACCTTTACGGAAACATAACAAAAGATACCTCAACTGGTGCTTTGACACTTGGTGATGAATTTATCAATGACTCCATCAATACGATCTGCAATCTTCAGGGTGGGAAACTCCGCTTCTTGGAGTCTACTTCAGATATGTATACAGTAGCCAATCAACAGACGTACCAGATACCAAACAAATATCGAAAATTGATTGATTTGTATTTCTACAGTGGATCAGGAGTTTCTTCTGACACAATTTATGCACCAGAAATGGTTTTTGACCCTACAAAATGGAAGCGTATTCTTCAATACCGTTTGGGTACTGGAGATGTTCCATATTATATATATGTTGAAAATACTTCTTTTAAAGTACAGCCGATCCCATCTACCTCAGGAATTTTGATAACTTTAAGAGGAAGACTTCAGTTAAAACCTCTGACTATCGCTGATGTTACAAATCTAACTGTAACGAGTATTGCAAATGGAGGTACAGCACTTGTAATGAGTGGAGGAATGACATTGGATATGGTCGGAAGGTACATACAAATAACGGAAACGACGGCAGCTAACGGAGGAGACGGGATGTTTTATGAAATTGGTTCATATACATCAGCAACTCAGGTTACACTAACTAAGCCATATGAAGGAACAAGCATTGTAGCAGGAACGGCTGCATGTGTAATTGGACAAGTTCCGATTGTTCCAAGTGCATATCAACCTGCTATTATTTACCGATCTGCTGCTCTTTATTGGCAAAAACAGAAAGATCTCGCTCAAGCAAAGACATACTGGATGATGTATGACGGTGGAATGGAAGCAGGATACAGGGATGATTATGGAGGTCTCATACAACAGATGCTTGATAATGAAGGAGAAACAGAAGAAGGAGCGTATATTCCTCCCTTTGGATCAGAGTCAACAACAATTATGCAAGCTCCGTACTATTTCCCTTATCAGCTCGCATCAGGATTCAATTAAATTATTAGTAATCTGCAATATATATGGAAAATTTTATCAACAATCTCTTAAAAACAAATACTTCTGGCTACAAGCCGAAAGGGAACTCTCTTCCTTCGTATTTCTTGCCAGGGTCAACTCCTGCTCCCGTTCCTACAAAATCAAGCTCACCGAATATGTCTTATGCAAAAGACAGTACCGCTACAAGACCTACGTCAAGTCCTGCGAGTCCTTCAGCAACATCTTCAGTTCCTACAAAGACCACAGCTCCATCATCTTCTTTTGAAGTTGTAAAGAAATTGCAATCTGATTTGAATTCTAAAAATCAAGGAGTTGCAGGATATACTCCTCTGGTTGTTGATGGAATTTTAGGAGACAAAACGAAAGCAGCTATGAGTTTTGTTCCACAAGATCAAACTTCAGGCACCACTCCTCCTACTGGTGGTAGTACATCAACGTCAGGTGGATCTACTCCTCCTGCAACGACAACTCCTTCATCTAAGGATAACTACACGAGTGCATATACTAGTTATATTGACTCACTTAAGAATACAAAAAATGTATCAGCAGCAAAAACTGCTTACAATGACTATGTTGCAAATCAAACTAAGAGCATTGCAGCTAAAGAAGGTCAAGGAAGGGGTATCCCATTAGCTCTGGTGAGAGGAGAGCAGGAAAAATTACTTAGACAGACACAACCTGAGGCATTGCGACTACAGAATGAAATTGGTATTGCTCAAGATGAAAATAAAGCCATTACAGATGCTGAAAAGGCAAATGTTGAATTCCGAGGTGCTCTTCTTGAAGAAGATAAGCCGATTGAAGTTAATGGGATGCTTTATCAGAAACAGCCTGATGGATCATACAAGGCAATTACATCAAAACCTGCAGAAGGATTCACTCTCGGTAAAGATCAGGTTCGATATGATGCTGAAGGAAAAGTTGTTGCAGGTGGAGGAAGTAGTACAGGTACTCCTTCGGGAGCATATGTTGAAGGTGCAAATCCGACAATTGATTCGTACATCAAAGCAATTAAAAATAATACATACAAAATTGGAGATGTCCCAGATCAATATAAGGATGCAGTTACACAAGGTCTTACTGCAAAGTCAAACCAACTTTCAGACTCAAGTAAAAATGTCTTGAGCATTCTTGATACGCTTCTAGCAAATCCAAAACTATCAGGAATTTCAGGAGCACTGGATCAATTTACAGGGGGATTGTCTGGTCAATCAGCACTTGCAAAGAATTACTATAATCAATTGCAGGGAATTTTGAAACTTGAAAATCGTCAACAATTGAAAGGTTCAGGTGCAATCTCTGACTTTGAATTTAAGGTACTTGGAGAAGCATCAAGTGCTCTTGGTCGAAACTTGTCAGATGCAGATTTTAAAAATGAACTTCAGAAGTTGAAGGATAAGCTCACAGGAAATTCTCCGATCCCTACAACTCCTACTGATGGAGATGTATGGAAAGCACCTGATCGAACAGAGTATGAGTATAAAAATGGATATTGGCAGCCGACTAACCAGTCTTTTAACTCCGTTGGGAATACGACAGTTTCCATTCCATCAAGTTCTCGTCTCGCTAAGGTAAACAATAATCCTGGGAATTTGCGATATGCAGGTCAAGCAGGAGCGACGCAAGGGGAGGGTGGATTCGCAAAGTTTAAAACACCAGAAGCAGGGATTCAAGCACTACATGACCAAATTGCTCTTGATGCATCAAGAGGACTTACACTTGCTCAATTCATAAGCAAGTATGCTCCTCCAAGTGAAAATGATACGGCAAAATATATTCAAGATATTATTACTGCAACTGGTGCTTCTCCTGCAACTTTGCTTAAAAATATAGACATTACAAATCTTACAAAGGCTGTTGCTCTGAAGGAGAGTAGCACTAAAATTGGCTAATATGGAAAAATTAACAACAGAACAACTTACACAAAAGTACGGTCAAGGTTCTACTACTCCTTCAACAGGAGGAAAATTTACAACTGATGAATTGAGAAAAAAATATCAGGTCTCTTCACCGACAACGCCTGAAGTAAAACCTGAGTCTGAAGTGAAGGGTGGTTTTCTCGGTAATTTATTTACTGGAAGTACCCAAAAATTCGGTAACACAGCAGGTGCAGCTCTTGCAGCACCTAAGAATGCAGAGCAATATGCTTCTGTACTGAAGGACTATACAGATGTTAAAAACAATCTGATGAATACTATCAGAACAAAGAAGAGTAGGGGTGAAGATACTTCTCGTCTTGAAGAAGCTCTTGCAAGTCATACAAAAGCAGAGCCTAAACTTGAGAATTTTACTGGCGATGTTATCAATAAGACTACAGGACAGGTACTCGGAGAAGCAGGCGGAACAGCTCTTGAAGCCCTCTCAGGGGGTGCTTTAGGCAGTGGGGCACGTACCGTTGCCTCAAAAGAACTCTCATTGCTCGATAAGATCAAATCAGGAGCACAAGTAGGAGCAACCTATGGCTCTATTGGAGGTGCTACAAACGCATTGCAAGAAGGAGAAGATGTCGGTGGAACAATCAAGGGAGCAGTAGCAGGAGGTCTTACAGGAGGTGTTTTAGGAGGAGGCGTTGGTGGTGTTGGAGGTTTGTTTGCAAAGAAATCGAATACAGCAATCAATAGAAGTGTAGGGGCGACCGAGAAGAAGGCTTCCAATTTAACAGGTAATATTCTCCAAGGTACGCCTGAGGATCTTGCTGTGGGTCAGAAAGTATTGACTGGAATTGATATGAATGGTGTAAAAAACTATAAGGATTTGAATAGGAAGTTGACGAAGACAGTAGATGATCTGACTCAACTTCAGGATGTCACTCTTGAAACTGATTTTCGTAAAACCAAATTGAAAGATCTCAAAGGAACTCTGGCTGTTGGCGATGCTAAATTAAAACATAACTATGTTGAAGATGCTCTCGATCAGCTTGAGGATTTCTATGCAAAAACCAATAATCAAGTTGGACAATTTGAAATTAAGAAACTAAGAGAAAAGGCTTCAAAAGAAGGTTTGTCTGTAAAGGAAATAAACGCTATTGCTCGTAGACATGGAAGGGAACTCAGTGGCTTCAATGCGAATGGAGAACTTGCTTCGGGTCTTACAAAGCAATCTGCTGAGAACACTCGCAAGGGTGTAAAGACAACACTTAGACAAATATTCGGCAATAAATCTTCTGAAGAGATAGATGCGAAAATTACTGATGTTATTCGTGTACGTGACCTTACAGAAGATCTTGAAAAGAAGGTTAATTCATTCAAACAAAAATTGAAGGAGAGAGGACTTTTTGAAAAGGTATCTCGTAAACTTGGAAAAGGTCTCGACTTCTTATCAGGGCATTCTCTCCGTGGACTTTTGGAGGGTGTGTTTACAAATAGGAATGCAGGAAACTTTCAAATGAACTATGGAGATATTGAAAAAGCTCTTGAAGGAAATCTCAAACTTCTAAAGAAATTGAGTGAAAAAGACATTCCCGAAAACACTATCTACGAACTTTTGGATCAGTTTTTGAACCAAAAGCCTGCAACATTATTAGACAAGTTAAGAAAAAAATAAGATGGCTGAGAGCAAGGTGGCAAAGAAAGACTTTGTCAAGAATGTTCTTACAGATGAGGTTAAATATATAGTAGGTATCCTCATATTCATCTTTAGTATCGTCAAACCATTCTTCGGAGCCGTTCAAGACCTTGCATTGATTAAAGCTGATATAACCAATATAAATTCAAATCATGAGGCTCACATTCAAGATCTTACGCAAAACATTAAAGACATAAAGGAACAACAAGTCGATCAGCAGAAACAAATAATTGATCTTCAAAGGCAGATTATCACACTTATAGGAAGGAAATAAAAATTATGATTATAAAAAAATGGACACCAAATTTTGCAGTCGGTCGAAAAAGTATGAAGCCTGAGATTATCGTTATTCATGTTATGGATGGAACTCTCAAGGGGACAGATTCTTGGTTTGCAAACTCTGATTCACAAGTCTCATCCCATTATGGAGTCGGTCTTACAGGAGAAATTCATCAATATGTAAATGACGAAGATACAGCGTGGACAAATGGACAAGTTTCATCACCATCTTTCAAATTGTATAAACCAGGCATCAATCCAAATCTATATACGATTTCGATAGAACACGAAGGTCATGATTTGAGTAAGGCACCTGAGTCTCAACTGAGTGCCTCAGCTTCTCTTATAAGAAGTATAGCTTTGATGCACAACATTCCAATTGATCGAGATCACATTATTGGACATTATCAAATCAAAGCAACAAAACCAAATTGTCCTTCAACAAACAAATCCATTATTGATGAATTGGTACGGAGAGCCTGTGTTGATCCTGATCCTATCGTCAAAATTGATTGTCCGAAGAGCAAAGTTGGTCGAGTATTAGAATTCATAAAGACATTAAAATAAAATGGAAGAAACAAAGAAATGGTATAAGTCTAGGACAGTTCAACTGGCGATTCTTCAAGCAGCAATTGGTATTGTCACAGCTTTAATTACTAACAACCCTACACTTCAAGATGTGGGTTATATTGCTATAGTAAAATCAATTTTGGACTTCTTGCTACGTGTGCAAAATACAGCAAAAATCATCTAGCCATACAAAACGGTTTGTTGTATAATAGGAATACCTTAGTCTTTTCAGACAAGGCAAGAGGGCTTGTAGTGGTTTCTCGACCTTCCATGAGTAAGCCCTCTTATTGAGAAGTCGTATAATGGAAGTACAGGCGACTTTGGATCGCTGAATGTGGGTTCGATTCCTACCTTCTCAGCACTGGAAACGAATATGCTCTTAGAATGAGGTTGTTGCAAGCCTCCGCATGAACACTATTCATATTACGCCCAGATATTGATCTATAGTTCAAAGGTAGAACGCTCGGTTGTTAACCGAAGAATTTTGGTTCGAGTCCAAGTGGATCAGCAATGGCGGTTGAATGAAAATAATAGCCCTCCCCTCATCAGGGACTAGGCAGCCAACAATGTTCAACCACGATGTAATGAATTATAAAAGACACAATCAAGGACATCGTGCTCATGTACGTCGTAAATATTACGGTGGATATTGGCAACCTAAATACATTCGTGATCTTGGAGATCAAAAGCACTCCAAACGCTTTAGACACAGTTCGATTCTGTGCGAGTGTGCAGATGAAAAAGAAAAAGGATTTGATGGAGAACAGAGTGAAGAGAGCAAAGAAAGAACTTGAAACTCTTTCTCATACCTACATAAGAAAAAGAGATAGCAACAACAAAGATTACATTGGAGGATACTGTTTTGATTGTGGTACTCCTGCACAAGGACAGCAATTTCAAGCAGGACATTTTGAACCGAGTGGATCTTGCGGAGCACTCTTGAGGTATCATCCTCACAACATGCACGGTCAATCAGGAGGATGCAATATGAAAGTTCAACAGGAGAGAGTAAAGATAAATTACACATTCGCCATGATTGATCGTTACGGAAAAAAATACGTGGATAAATTGCGACAGATGAAAAACAAATCAATCAAAGCGGACATCATCTTTTATGAACGCATGATCGAACTTTATACACAGGGTGATGAGGAAAAGATAGTTGACTACTTAGAAGGTCTATGTTAGGGTAAAGGTATGGCAATAACGACTATTGATTCGTGAGCCTATAAATTGAAATTTATTAAGCAGAAGTCCCCGAAAGGGGGCTTTTGTGTTTTCGAGTTATACACAGGTATTCCTCTTGGTATGGCAGTATGGCTATGGTATGATATGAAACATGGACAACGGATGGATCAAGATTCACAGAAAATTGAAGCAGAAGGGATACTATTCCAAATCTGCATACGTTCACTTGTGGATTCATCTATTACTATCAGCTAATCATAAATCAAAAGAATATATGACAAACGGCAACATTATTATGATAAAAGAAGGGCAATTGGTTACTGGAAGGAAGCAATTATCTAAGGATACAGGGATACCAGAAACGACAATTGAGCGAATTCTCGAAGCGTTGGAGAAAGAGGGACAAATCGGACAAGAAAAGAATACAAAATACCGTGTTATTACAATACTACACTGGAAAGATTATCAAACCTCGGACAGCAAACGGACAGCAAACGGACAGCAAACGGACACAAACAAGAATGTAAAGAAGGAAGAGAAAGATATTGTCGCTGTAAGCGACAAGCCATTCTCTCTAAAAGAGGAAATACAAAAGCTCGAAGACAACCCTCGGAGAGAGATGAATATTATTGCCCTATATTTAGAGCATCGGAAGCCCGACCTCCAAAACAAAGCACAATATAGCCAAGCCTTAAAGAGACATCTCCGCCCTGCTATTCAACTCAAAGACTTCTCAGATGCTCAGATTATGAAAGCCCTTGATTATGTGAAGAAAGAGTATCCTGATGTCTACACTCTTGAAACACTACTCAAGATCTTAACTAAATAATATGACCACACAAGATAAAATCGAATACATCCGCCAAGCCTGCATCAAAGCGAATCCGTCTATTAAGGATTTAGTATTTGGGTGCGAAATTATAGATAAAAATAATACTGAAAAAATGCACTTTATATATCTTGCAGAGAATAAGGTGTATGGTCATCACGGCAAAGATTGTTTAGGAGATTCTATTTGGTGGTCAATTTTACCAGTTACTGGTGATATGAGTGCTTCTTTATTAGTCCGAGGATGTACTAGTAAAACAAAAGATATAGATATGAGCCGTTTTGAAATCATCGGTAGAGAAATCCGTTTGGCAGATGTGCTGTTGGCGATAGGGGATAATAAAAAAAATTGGAGGAAAGAAAATTGGTTTACTTGGGTCTTCCCTTTTTCTGATGGTTTGAATGGTTTTGCAGGCTTTAAAGCATACTCTCATAAAGGAGGATTTGCGATGCTTACAAACAAGGAAAATGTGCCTGTTGGTTGGAACCTCCTCAAAGACTCCCTCTCCGATCAAAGTGATGAGACGATCGAATTTATCTTTAATCTTTTAAAGTAATATGAAAGAAAAATTGATGTATCAATGTGTTCTCAGGAGCGATAATGCAATCATGGTTACATGGTTGTCAAATGAAAAGGAGTTTAAGGTAGGGGATTGGATTACACTTAAGACAAGTGAAGAGCCAGATAGAAAATGGGAAGTTCTTAATAAGGATTTTTATCCTCATCATATTAGCACCATAAAACAGAAATGGAGCTGCCAAGATATTAAAAGAGATTCAAAGAGAAAGAAAATTATATGAAAGAAGAAATATTCGATATAGGAGATACTGTCATCTGCGACACATGCGGAGAAGACTACACTAACAGTGATGAATCAGGAGGAATCCTGTTCGGCTCGAAGGGGGTCTGTCCTAAATGTGCTCCTTCTCTTGAAGCTGATGCAAAAAAGTATCACGAGGAAGAGTGGATCAAAGCACGTTGTCCTGATGGAATGTCTTTCAAGGATTGGTGTCTTAAATTACGAGGAGGAGACAATAGGATCATTTTTAGGTCGTCAAATGATATAGAAGATATTATTCCTATACTTAAGAAAAACGATGGCAAAAATTAAAGGTACAAAATTTTATGGGTTGATGAAAGAGGGTAACATGGCATATCTAAATTATGTGTCTGATGATATTGAATATCCTAAGAATCATATGAACAAAGATCATTCATATCTCGTAGAAATTACTGTTACAAAAGTTTATACAAAAAATCCTGTCATTATTGAATTAAACGAAGAAGAAACAGATGCCTAAAATAAAAAAAGATGAGCTTCCCAAAAAGGAAGAATCAGAGAAAAAAATATATACCAAAGAAGAGAATCTTGAGTTGTATACTCTTTTGAAGTTGAAATACAATGGAGCTTGTACTCGTGCAGATGAAGATCGCTGGCTTGCAGATGAGGGTGCTCTAAATGAAAATGGGGCTGTTATTCTTTCAACTTATGAAATATGTAGAGACAGGTTACAGCAGATGTATAAATGGCAAGCTCGAAGAGAATACGCAAAAAAGAAGAGTGCGGTTGATCTTGAGAAACTGTCTGAACAGTTTGATATTGCAGAAACGCAGGTTGAGCAGTTCTAAGTTATCCACATTGACTAGTCTGGCGGTCTGGCATATACTTGACTTAAGACACTAACAGCAATCTTAAATATCAATCTGTTAAATTGAAACATTAAATGTGTCTTGTCCTCATTTAAAATATAAAGATGCTAACAGCAATCCCAATTCCTCTTGTAAAGGAGTGGTCGTTGGTTCGAGTCCAACCCCTGGCTCAATGCCAGGGTAGCTCAGTCGGTAGAGCACTTAAACGCATCTTGTTAAATAAATATGCTTACACTAAGACTGGTACAGCAAATCCTTAAATGGTTAAAACATTCTTCTTCAACAAGAATTATGTGGGTTCAAATCCTACAAGTCGCAAGACTCTAAATTATAAAACAGTCTTGTTATAAATTATAAATAATCATTTAGACTCCAACAGCAAATAAATCGCCAGTGATGGCTCCATATATCTTGTGAGTCTTGTCAAAATATGAAACATCTAAAAAATATTTCGTTCCCAACAGCACCAAAAGTGACTTCAAAAAAGAGTAGCCTTCTTGGTGCTATGTTCAAAGAGAGTTCAAAAGGAGAAACAGCGAATGGTGCAGTAACCTTCACTCGTTCAACTTCTGCTCTCCTTGATTTTTACGCTCAAGCAGGAGCAATGAGAAAGAGTCCTACACAGGCACTCGATCTTTTTAAGAAAGCATTTTCAGAAGATAACCTGCTTGCAATCAAAATTTTATTCTATCTCCGTGATGTCCGAGGAGGACAAGGAGAACGTGATTTATTCCGAACCTGTTTGGAATGGCTCGGCACTGACTACCCACAAATCTTTGAAAAGATTGTTGTTCATGTTGCTGAATATGGGCGATGGGATGACCTCTTTTTCGACAATGAGGTCTGTTTCGATACCATTGGAAAACAGTTGAAAGACGACATCAAGAGTGAAAAACCTTCTCTTCTTGCAAAGTGGCTGCCGACAATCAATGCTTCTTCTGCAAAGACGAAAGCAAAAGCAAAATTCTTTGCTCAGAAACTTGCGTACTCAGACAAGACCTACCGTACGATCCTTCGTGATATCAGAAAGAAGATTGTACTTGTCGAATCTCAAATGTCTGCAAAGGAATGGGGAGATATCAATTATTCAGCCGTTCCGTCTCAGGCTTCTCGTATTTACCGTAATGCTTTCAAAAAGCATGATGAGGCTCGATATTCAAAATTTATTGAGAAGGCAGAAAAAGGAGAGGTTAAGATCAATGCTTCTACTCTATATCCTCATCAAATCTATGAATCAGTCCAAAAAGACTATTCCAAAACACTTGAGGCTTTATGGAATCAGCTCCCTGATTACACACAAGGCAAGAGTGCTCTCGTTGTAGCCGATGTATCGGGATCTATGAGTGGTCAACCAATGGCTGTGTCTGTTTCACTTGCATTGTACTTTGCAGAACGAAATAAGGGACAATTTCAAGATTACTTTCTCACATTCTCAGGAAGTCCAAAACTTCAAAAAATTCAGGGTTCAAATCTTGCTCAAAAGATGATGAGCATCGAACGATCAGAATGGGAGATGAACACAAATCTTCAGGCTGTCTTTGATCTCGTGTTACATACCGCAGTCGTAAATTCAACTCCTGAAGATGAAATGCCAGAAACGATTTATATCATATCTGATATGGAGTTCGATTCCTGTGTTTCTGGTCAAACAAATTATGAAGTCATTAAAAGAAAGTATGAGCAAGCAGGATACAAATTGCCAACTGTTGTCTTTTGGAATGTAAATGCCTCAGGAAAGAATCTTCCAGTTCATGAAGATGAACGAGGAGTAACAATGGTATCTGGCTTCTCTCCTGTGATATTCAGATTTGTTGTAGAAAACAAGACTCCAATGGAAGTCATGCTTGATACTATCAATGCTGACAGATATGCTAGAATAACTATATAACAATATACAAATCAATCTATGAAAAAACTCATCAAAAGAACTTACAGAGTATCAGAAACTCATGACAAGATTGTCAAGAAAAATAAGAAAAAATACGGATCAGAAAGTGGGGTAATTCGTGCAGGAATTGAAAAGATAAACGAAGAAAAGTTATCCACATCTTAGTGGTTTGACAGGTATGGCAGTATGGCGGTATACTTTAGGTATAGGAGTTGAGAAATACATGGGGCTGATTGGAAGACGACTGACTGGCTTAACCTGGTCTACTCGTAAAGATAGTCAGCCTCCCTCACTCCCCATTATCAATAATTTTATTTTAAATGACTACAATAAAAATAAAAGGCATAGTAACGATGTATCGAAAAGGAGAAACAGTAGGATCTATTTGTAAGAAATACAAAATGAACCGACATACTCTCATGAACCTTATCTCAAAATTGAGAAAGTTCGGTGCAAAAATTGAGCGACCACGAAGTCCTCAGGGATTGAGGGGGATTGATTATAAAGCCCTCGCAGAAGAATTAAATAAATAATATGGCTGCTGAACAAGACAAAATCATAAAAGATGCACAGTACCGTAAAGGTCTATCAATTGCATTCTTTAATGCAACGAATTCAGCCCTAGAAATGGTAAAACTCGAAGCCGATCAGTTGTGGAAAGAGAGTCTGCATATGGCAACTCTTGAAACTACAACTGCTAAGAAGAGAACCAAGGGAGAGAAACTTCCTAAAACTACTAAAGTAAAAGCAGGTAAGAAAAAACCACCAAGTTTCCAAGAGCGTTTTGTTTTCTGGCGTGAGTGGCTTCTTGAAGAGCATAAGACATATTACGCAAATGTTATTGCTCAGATCGGAACAAACTATGAACCGAAAGAGAGCATCAAGAAACTCGAAGATGCAAAGAGTCTTGAAGAACTACAGAATACATGGAGATTGCTTTCAGCCGATGAGCGTCATGATGGGGACATCATAAAGGTCGCACAAGCATTAAGAGATGGATTTTTGAAACAAGATGATACGACACGATAATATAGAACAAGGAACTGATGCGTGGCATCATCTCCGCAAAGGCAAGATAACTGGTACAACCTTGAAAGACATTATGGGTACTCCAAAAGCTAGAGAGGGAGCATTCTATGAAATCATTGCTGAACGTCTTACTGTCGGAATTGATGATGGTGAAAATCCTATGGATCGAGGAACTCGACTCGAACCTGAAGCTCTCTCAATGTTTGAGCTTGAAATGAACAAGCAAGTGGAGCGTACTGGATTCTGTGAGAATGATGAAAATTCTCAAGTCGGGTATTCCCCTGATGGATTGATTGTAGGAAAGGGAGATGAGGATGTTGAAGTGAAATGTCCAGGAGGAAAGAACTATGTAAAGATGTGGCTCACAAACAAAGTTCCTGATGAATACTACTGGCAACTCGTTCAAGCATTCATCGTGAATCCGACATTGTTTAAAAGATACTTTGTTGGATACAATCCTGATATTACGGTTCATCCGATCCACATCATTGAAGTTACACGAGAACAACTCGAAGCGGATATTGAAAAGGCTGAAGAGCAACAAAATGAATTCCTAAAATCTGTCGAAGATAAATTAGCAACAATAATCAAACTATAATATGCAATTAAATTTTAAAAAAACATCAGGTGTCCCATTCGCACGAAAAGCACCTTATGTATATGACAAGGTTGAGTATCAGGCTGATTTGAAAGATGGAGATATTGTCCCGATTCTCGATGGAGGAGTTGAAGAAGAGGGTAATTGGGGTAAGCAGGTTAATTTCAAGATTAAGACTCGCAATGGAGATAAGAAAATGGGATTTAATCAGGCAACGATAAATGTTCTCGTCACTGAATTTGGAGGTGACACATCGAAATGGATTGGAAAAGAAGTGAAGGTGATTCTTCAAAAGAAACTCATAGGTGGCAAAAAATCAATTGTTGCATATCTCGTCACTGAAGGATGGAGTCTTGATGAATACGGAGAACTTGTCAAAGAAGGTGCTCAAAAGCCTGCAGACGATGATATAGACACAATTGAATATCCTGATGAAAAGATAGATGCTGAAGAAATACCATTTTAAGTATGAAGTTGAAATCTTCTAAAACTGAAGATAAGGAAACACCTCCCAAATTTATGGGAAGATTCAGACCAGACGGAGGATTAGAGTTCGGATCATATACAAAGATGCACCTTAAGAAGTTCATTAAGGAGAATCCAACAATGCCATTTGAACTCAAGCCTTTGTTTCCTGAAAGTTCCAAACAACGAGGATACTTTGAGGGTGCTATATGCCCTCTCATAGCCTTCTATCAAGAAGGAATGGATCATCACAGTAGTAGAGATCGAGAAAGGGTGCGTGAATGGCTCAAATTGGAGTTTAACGGAGAGATAATCAACTTTAGGGGTAAGACCCACAGAATCGCTAAAAGCACCAAGAATCGGCTAAATCAGGGCTTCCTAGAGCGTGTTACAGATTATGTCATAGAGAATTACGCTCCTCCTCTTGAGGCTCTTGATCCCGAAAAGTACAAGCATTGGCGAGATACCGTGCATCCGTATCGAGGTGCTGACAATTACATTGATTACTTGGTCGAATTAAAAATATTAAAATAACTTGTATGAATCAAAATATAGTTAAATGGCTAGTGATAGGGATCTGTTCAATCGTTTTATTTTTTCTTGTCTATAAGGAAGGAAAAGACGTTCGAGAAGAAGACCGAGTTCAAGAAACAAAATATTATACCTGCACGACTGCAAGCAAGGAAGCTATCCCTGACCCAAATGAAACAGAGAGTTTGGCAAAATTCTTGAAAGAATGTCTTGAATCAAAACAAGAAGTTGCAAATGAACCACAGTAAAATCGAAATTCAGACTGAGCAAGTAACGACAGTCCGAAGTAATGGAACATTGATCGTTGTAGTCGCCAACGATCTAAGTAAGAGAGCACAGATTATCTCAGCCTGCTCGAACATGGGGGAGGAAGAGATTAAGAAGACTCTCGAATTGTTACTACAAAATCAAATAAAAGAAGAAAAGTCATGATAGCAATCAGGTTCGCAGTGTTTCTAACTATAGCGTTAGTCGCGTTATATCTTATAAAAATAATTTTTAGTAAAAAACATGGAAAGAGAAAATAGTGGTGTTTATAATTTAGTGAAGAAAGCAGCAGTCGCTCTGTTTGTCCTTATCGTTTTGTTCAGTTCATTCGGAACAATCAGTGCAGGTTCGATCGGAGTCAGAGACCGCATGGGAAAGGTTGTCGGTACAGTACAGCCAGGATTCTATGTAAAAGTTCCTTTTATGGAATCAGTACATCGCATGGATGTTAAGACTCGTACAATCAATTACGATAAGAATGGAACTGAAGGTGATTCAGTTGACACATCTCAGCTCTTTGGTGCATCTAAAGACCTTCAGGATGTTAAAATTGGTGTCGTTGTGACATATAATGTTGATCCTACAAAGGTGGTTGATATTTTCTCTCAATACAAATCAGTGGAAGGTTATGAATTAACCGTACTTGAGCCAAAAGTTCGTGAAATTGTTAAGTCTACATCGGCTGAATTTACGGCTGAAGAACTCGTTACGAAGCGTGCGGAGTACAGTGATAAGGTAACAACTCGTCTTGCTGAAATTTTTACTGAAAAGAGTGCTATCCTTCAAAATTTCTCTGTTACAAATTTTGAGTTCAGTGCAGAGTTTAGTAAGGCTATTGAAGCAAAGGTGACAGCTACTCAAAATGCTGAAGCAGCTAAAAACAAACTTGAACAGGTTAAATATGAAAAAGAACAAGCGGTTGTTACAGCTCAGGGTGTTGCTGAAGCACAGCGTATACAAGCTCAATCTCTCGCAGCACAAGGAGGTTCTGACTTCGTTCAATTGAAAGCGATTGAAAAGTGGGATGGTCATCTCCCTTCACAGATGATTCCAGGATCAACAGTTCCGTTTGTTAATCTTAAGAACTAATATGTTCAAAAACAGGAACATCCGAAAACGTGTCATTAGCATCGTTGAAGGGAAGATTGAGAATGCTCAGTCTTCCTACGACGAACAGGCGAAGGACATAGACGAAACGACTGCTGAAAGTATCAAGGTCATTACTGAGCAGGCGGTCATCAAGAAAGAAAAACTTGAAGACGAATTAGTAGAATCAATCATTGGAAAATTCAAATGAAACTAAAACTATTTGGCAAGGATCTCTTTGAGCTTACAAAAAATGGTTCAAACCCAAAATCTGTTGGTCTATACAACAATGGGATTGATCGTTTGAAGGAATCTGAGTTTCTCATTGACTTCTATAAGGATACAGGTCTGAATCGTGGTAGGTCAACTGCATTATGGGGAGAATTGGTAGAAAGTTCTATGAACTTCCGAACTGCATCGAATACTCTGACAGAATCAAGTGCTAAAAAGAGAGGCAGACCTGCTAAAAACCCTATCCCTCCTGTACCTGCTGCACCTGAAAAGACTCCTAAGGAAGTATACAATCTCAAACTTCTTAACGATGATTCATTCGTTTTGAATGTTGATGAAAAGTATGTTGATGAACAACTTACGACATTTAAGGAAAAGTTGGGGATGATTAAAACACAGGAGTTCGACATGGATCGTGGAACAATTGAGATTGGCAGTATCGTAAGTCGATTTGAGAACAGAAAGAAATACCCTGATTTTAAGGACTTCTATGAAGAGTTCCCTTATACGACGACTACTAAAGTCAATGAGTTGGTTAAAAACCATGATTATCTCAAGGTCGGAGAAGTATCACAATTCCTCGCAGATATGCCTAAAGAGGCTGTAGATGCAATGAAGAGATATACAGACAATACCAAGAAACTTTCTGGTAAGAAACCTGTATTCTATATCATTGCTAACAAAAAGGATTTTGAGAAGACAGAGAAGCGGAGAGATCCAATTCTTCTTGCTCAATCTCCATTCGGTCATGTTTGGCAGATTCTTGGAGCGTGGGATGAAGAGATGCTATTACTAGAAGAACTATAAAATAAATCATATGCTTAAAAAAGAACGTGTTAGTAAAGGAGAATTGGTTTTTACTCTCATTGTGGCAGTATTCATAGGATATTGTGTGTACTCTTACAATCATCCAAAACCATCTGCTCCTGTAGAAATTCCAACACAGAATGTAATAATAGAGCCTGTTAATCAGTAAAGGCTCTCTCAATAATATATGGCTAAAAAATTCAAAGTTGGAGATAGGGTCATTGGTCTAAAAAGTGCTTCAAAAGTTTATGGAACAACCGTGGAAGGTTATGAAGCAGTTGTAGATCGTGTCAAGGGGAAGGAAATAACAATAAATGGTTTCGAGGTCGAGGCGAAACATTTTAAAAAAATATCAAGTAAGCCTAATATAGAAAAAGTAATGAAACCTAAAAAGGCAAAATTCAAGATCGGTGACAAGGTTTACAATCAGAATGAATCTCAGAGATCTTCTGTTGTTGCAGTTCATTGGGATACTGAAAATGAAGAGAATGCATATGTCGTCAAATGTTTAGAAGATGATGGAAGTATTCATATCGCTCTTGAGGAAGACCTTTCTGTTCCTGAAATTGTGAAAATGACTCTTGGTGAGTTGAAGGAATACTATTACGAACAGGAAGGAAGTGAAGTAGAAATTGTAAAATAGTATGATATTCAAGGATCAAAATTTCTTTGTAGAAACTCCTAAGGGTATGAAACCTCATGGTTTCTTAAAAGACAGAAAATTCTGTCGAAGAGTAACCGCTAAGGATCGCATGAAGATATTTGATGCTTGGAGCATACATCCCGATGTACTGAAATATTTGGAAGACAATGACATTCCTGATATTCATTACAAAGATGAAGAAAAAGATTATCGGATAACGACTGAGTCAGCACGAACCAATGGATTTGAACGGAATTTTTCAGGAGGAAAAACCTTCTATATTCCGATCAAACATTGGGATGTGTCTGATAAGGGTCAATTAAAACTTATATAACATGGCAAAAACAACAAAAAAAGTAGAAAAAAAGAAACAGATTTGGGATAAGAATCTTGAAGCACAGTTTGAAAAAATCAAAAAGATGATGAAGAAGAATGGCAACGGTTTCATCTTTGCACTTACTCAAGACGAGACTCACACAGAAGGAGTTTTGAAGATATGTGAATTCTCTGGTGTTAAAGCACTCATGACTCTTTGTGAAAGCATTGAAGAAGATCGCCCAGGAGTAGCAAGCATGGTTCTGATGGCTCAAATGACAGGTGTCTCTCTTACTGATGGAAAAGGAGGGACTGCAAAAAAAGAGTAATAATATGGAAGAACGTCAACATATTGAAATTGAAGAAATGCTATTCGGTGACTATCGTGTACAAGTATGGGATGAGAATCTCTGCTCTATGTTAGATAGGGAATACTTTTGCAGAGGCTATGAGAGTGCTCTGGCGACTGCATATGCAATACGAACCCTTGAATCATTCAGCAAATTCGATATTTACTTCCGAAGTTCTAAGGACTTTGAGTTGATAGACATCTATGATAAAGATACTGCTTTGGAGAGTGAAGACGATAATAAGAATCATTCGGTGGGGGGTAAAAAGGAAGATTAAAGACATCAGAGAAATGACACCTCGTGCAAAGAAATACGGAATCCGTTATTACTTTGACAAGGAATTCAGACGAGTAAAAAAGCAACGAGAGAAAAGCAAGAAAGATCGCCAGAAATATGGCTCAGGCTATCTTACAAGTCGAAAGACTATAAAAAGAAATCTCGCTTTACAACACGGAAGAATATGTCAATGGTGCAAAAACAGGTTTTCTCTTTCCGATTTGGAAATAGATCACATTAAGAAGCGTTCTGAAGGAGGAAGCAATCACTACGATAATCTACAATTGCTCTGTCATCCTTGTCATGTAAAAAAGGACAGTCCTCACGATGCTTATTCGATTGCGACTGGTTGGAAACCTTTTGAAGATTTACAAACGTTAATTGAAGAATACAAAAATGATAAAAACATCAAATAAATTCAAGGCGATAGTTCTTGCTTCAATCTTGTTCCTCATCGCATATCAAGCAGATGGTCATACAGGATTAAGGACTGCAGCAGGCATTGCTTGTGCGTGGTTTGCTCTTGAGTGGTTACTCATGGTTCTCACTACAATCTATGTTCAGAAAAAGATCATAGCGATGAAATTGGAAGGTAAAGAACTCCCTCCTGAACTAAAGGAAGCTCTTGCTGAAGTAGTACGCAAAATGGCTAAGGGTGAAAACCTTGAAGATTGCGGAGATCCTGAATGTGTGGTTCATGGTGAAGAGAAAAAAGAACAAATTAAAAATTAAACAATATAATTAAATGGCTAAAAATAATACAGAGGTCAAAAATGTGCAGACAGTGTTTACAGATACAGATACAATTACAATTCCTAAGAAGATGACAAAACTTGAGGCTTCTAAAGAACTTGAATTGCAACATCAAGAAGAGGAGAAGGTCGTAGAGAAAATAAAGATATTTCAAGGATGGTCATACAATGATGCACTTGTCGCATCAATGCGAGTATCAAAGCAGACATTCGGTTGGATCAATGCTCAGAGTACACGAGGTTTCTTTGGTGGTGAGGAACTTCCACAGGAAGTGAAGATTCAAACTGATATCAATACTTATGAGGATTGTTTCGTTGGAAATTTTAAGATTGCTTCATGGGATGGAGCAACTGCTGAGATTGGAGCAGGTGGTCGCCCTACTCAGGCATATATCAAGATTACAGCGAAGCGTCGATTTGGAGATCGAGTTGATGAATTCTTCAATGCTATTGAAAAAGAACTTTCGACAAATAGTATCTATAAGGCTAAATGTCTTATGTGGGAAAGTGGTCGTGGTTTCTCATTCATTGAAAACCGAGGTACTGATGAGATAATTCTCAATACAAATGAACAACTTGTTCTTGATAACTTCATCCTTAAGCCTCTTCTATCAGGGAAGAAAGAGAAGCGTGGAATCCTTTTTGCAGGTCCTTATGGTACTGGAAAGACGGAAACAGCTCTTAAGATCGGTCGTGCTGCTAATGGAGCAGGTCAGACATTCATCTACTGCAAGGATCGAAATCTCAGTGAAGTTCTTGAAGTTGCAAAGCACTATCAGCCTAGTGTAGTCTTCGTCGAAGATATTGATGAAATGGCATCTGGTGATCGTGGTACTGAAATCAATGACCTTCTAAATACCATTGACGGTATTCAAACGAAGGGTCAGGCTCTTACTCTCATTATGACTACAAACCATAAAGAGAAGATCAATCAGGCATTTCGTCGCCCAGGTCGTATTGACGTTGTTCTTAACTTTGATCTTCCAAACAAAGACACTATTGCTGTTATGTATGAGAAATTTATCAAAGCTGATGGTCTTGACTATGCTCGACTTGCACACATTACTCCTCAGGTTCAAGGTGCAGTTATCAAAGAGATCGCAAATCGTGCCCTGCTCTCTGTTGCAGATGGCGAGACTCTCGCTGACAAGCATGTAGAGATGAGTATTGAGCTTACAAAAATGCAGATTGATTTCATGGCTGAACCTGCTGTTGTTAAGGATACGAGTGTTGATTCAGTTCTCCGTGCTCTTGTTCGTGAAGAAGGTCAGAAAGTTTGGGATCAGAACTAACAAAATGGTATAATAGATCTATGAAACTCTTTAATTTCCTATTCAGTTTAAAGAAAAAGCAGATCGAGCCAAAACTCTTTGTTTTTGTCTTGAATTGGAGAAACTTTAATCATCTTGCTCTACAATCTGAGTATGAATTTGAGAGTACTCTTGTAAACGCTCGTAAAGAATTTGCGGAGTACCTGAAAAAGAAAGGTACCACAGAAGAAATTGATCCTCAAGAGATTATGTTCAGTATGTATGCTTCGGCTACCATGATGGATATATTTGGAGAATTTGTTGATTCTGATGTCGGAGAGATCACAAAGAAAGAACAGGATAAAAACGAGATCATGGCTGAGATTCTTCAGAAGAAAGACGAGACCTTGATTGGGAAATATGCTGACAAACTCAGTGATAATGACAAGAAGTATCTATTAGAACAGTTGAGAAAGTAATGAAACCTCCATCAAATCCTAAGAGTAAGCGTTGTGCAAAGTGCCATGTTGCTCTTAGGGAAGGTTGGTGGATTCAAGTGAAGCACAACGTGTTTTGTCGGAAACACTATAAAAAAGCATTAAAAAAGACTTTATGAAAAGAATTATATTAAGTATTGTCATCGCTATAGTCCTGATAGCCCTAGGTGTTGGACTATGTCTACCTTTAAAATCATCAGCTCTTACTACAGAAACGAAGTTTTATTTAGGAGATACAATAAGAGGACCTGGTTATAAGAGTGTCACCAAGTTAATCGACGAAGATACAAAAACTGTCTGTTTCTTATACAGTGGAGTTGGTATAAGTTGTGTTAAATATTAAGGAAGATGAAAACACGAAATCCTAAATGGTTCTTTCTGTTCTGCTGCATATTGGGAGCAAATCTAGGATTCTTTATGTCAGGGCTGAGAGGCTATAGATATGAAGAGTATCAAATGTCACCATTCACCAATACTCGTGATAAGACATGCGAGATCCAAAAACTTGGCTTCAAGGTTCATGTAAAGATAGGAGATCTCAATAATGCTATGGGTGAGTGGTCTTCGTTCGACGATACAGTAACGATTGCTCCGAATGGTTTAGATGTTGACACTATCAGTCATGAATCGTTCCACATCGTAAAGACAATAAGCCGTAGGTATGGTATAAAAAGGGAAGAATTGCTTGCGTGGGCACAAGGAGGGATGACGAATTGTATAGTGACTATCTTACTAAAAGATGAAAAAATCCCAGAGACCCCCATGCCCTCATTGTGAAAAATTAAGTAAAAAATAATCATATGAAACAAGACCCTAAAGATACAGAAGAAAAGTCAAAGTGTTGCGGAGGAAAGAAAATTGGTGCTGATCTAACAAATACAGGTATTAAATACATCTGTGCTGTGTGTTTAAAACCATTCGAGGCTCAAGAAGAAAAAATAGATTGTATTGAAGTAGGTGGGTTTGGTAAGTGTTCTGATACATTCACCTGTCCAAAACACTATCCTCCTAACGGTAATTTTCACTCAGTTTCTGATAAGCATGTAGAGGAGCTTGAAATTGAAATCTGGCAACCAGTCAACAACAAAAAGCTAGAGGAAGTTCATTATTACTTCAAAGGCGAATACCTTGGAGGCTTAAACCCTCACAAGATCAGTAAGGAAGGAAAAGAACAGATCGAGGCGACTTTAAAAAGAGAATTAAAGATTGAGAATGGAGAGGAATGTGACTGTAAAGAAGGTACAAACCCAAAAGGTCAATGTTGCCCTCACTGTTACGCAGGAGATTGCGCTGTAGAACTCTGTAAAAAGCCTCATTGTCGTTGTCATCCGTCTTCACCCCTCCTTCAATCCTGGGAGAACGAAGAACGAGAGGCATGGATTGATAGATTCTATGTACTAGCGAGAAAAATGAATCTTAGAGAAGAAACTGTATCAGGTATAGATGAGATAGGTACAATAAAGAACTTTATTTCAGTTGAATTAGATAAAAAAGATGCTACTATAATCCATTTGAAAAAAATCGCTGAACAAGAAACACAAAAAAAAGAAGAAGTCCGCCAAGAAGAGAAAAATCGCATCAGAACGATAATTGAGGGGATGAGAAAAGAAGAGATTATCGACCATGGACTACAGTGTGAAAGAGGAGAAAGACCATGTGGAGTAAAAGATTCCAAAAATAAACTTGCAGACCGATGTTATATTGAAAAATACGATAAACGAACCTTGGATGCTCTTATCAATGTAGTCTTATCAGCTAATCAATCTATAACATGAAAAAGAAAAGAACAATAAAAGGGTGGGCAGTCATAAATACAGAGCTAAATGAACCATGTCTCGTCATTCCCGAAGGAAGAAGCATGTCTGACGACAATCATGGATCTGCAATCTTTGTATCTGATTGGTCAGGTCATTCAAAGCATCGTGCTCAAGAGTACAAAAAAACTCTCAAAGAGTTTAGGCACGTAAAAATATATCCAATTACTATAACATATTAACATATGAAAATACTCTTTTTAGACATAGATGGAGTTTGCAACTGTGCTACAACGTCTCAAAGACATCGTGGTTATATAGGGATTGATCCCCATATAGCATTTATGGTTGGCAAGATACAGTTAGATACGGATTGCAAAATCGTCTTGTCTTCAGCATGGAGGTGTACTCCTGAAGGGATTAAAGAAGTTAAGGAGCAAATTGCTGATCTTCTTGATGTTACTCCGAATCTTTCCTATACAGATGAAGAGAGAGAAAGTATGGAGCATATCCACAGAGGGAGAGAGATAAAGGACTGGCTTGATCGTCATCCTGAAGTGACTCGTTACGCAATATTGGATGATAATAACGATATGTTGCCTGAACAACAGGAGCATTTCTTCAAGACATCATGGGAGACAGGCATTACGGAAGAGATTGCTAAAGCCGTAACAGATCATCTGAATAAAACTAAGGATTAGTGCATAAAAATACCACTACAAGAAAAAATAGAATAATATTAGATGTTTCTATAGGAGGAAACCCATATTATAGCAAACCTAGGAATTAAATAAAATCAAAGGTTCCATCCTGTTTACTGCAGTTTAATAGGATGGTCTTCCTATAGGTACATCTACACAAAGTTATCCACACAAGGTGTGGCTTTTTGTGCGTTTGCCATACATGTGGTATAATGCCTTCATTATCAATAATTCATCACACATGAAGTTAAAAAAATCTACTTTAGAAGTGTTCTCGTCTGCTCTGGCAGGCACAGAAGGTGTTTTAGGGCTTGCGGATGCTCGAATCCGTGACCGATTTGCAAAAGAATTAAAAGAAGCAACTGATCTTTTCATAGCAGAACGTGAAAAGATATATCTAAAGTTCTGTCTTAAGAACAAAAAGGGTGCTCCTGATCTCTTAAATGGTACCCAGTATCAATTCAAACGAGAAGTCGTGGATGAAATGATGCCTGAGATCAAATTATTGGATGAGGAAGAGGTCGAATTGTCAGATCAGCCTAAAATAAAGGAGTATTTGGATAAAACTGAATACACTCCTAAGATCGGAGAGGCTGAAATCATTGATGAAATAATCAGTCAATTTAAATAATATGGACCCACGAAAATCAAGACCTCTTACAGAAGAGGAATCTATCGCACTCGAACAAGATATGATTGCTGTGCTTGAGAAACATGGTGCTGAGATGGGAGTATTAGCACGAATTGAGATTGTTAAACTCATACCTGAACAACCTCCTACAGATAACGAACACGTAGCAGAAGGAGCAGAAATAGGAACAACACATACAGGCACTCCATCTCCATACGTTCAACCAATAGACAATGGAACAGACAGTCCAAAAACCAAAGAAAAAGAAGGCTAGACTTACTAAGAAACAGCAAGAGTTCATTGCTGAGTATATTAAGACTGGTAATGGACAACAGGCAGCCTTAAAAACCTATGATATTCAAAGCAATGACCCCGAAAATGTTGCTCGATCTATAGCAAGTGAAAACTTGACAAAGCCTAATATCATATCTGCAATAGATAAGGCTATGGATGATGAATTTCTTGCTAAACAGCACAGAGGATTATTCGAGCAAAAGAGAATTGATTACTTCGTATTTCCCAAGACAATGAGCGATGAAGAAATCAAGGAACATGTGGAAAGTGTCGGAATCACTGTTATTACAGTCCGCATGTCTGATAAAGGCAAAATGGCTTTCTATTCAATCAAGGATGCTCAAGCAGTCAAAGGTGCTCTTGAAATGGCTTATAAGATCAAAGGTTTCTTTAAAGAATCTGAAGCACCGAGAGCAGCAAGCATCAACACTTACAATCTTATCTTCTCAGCTCCTGTTCAAGAACAAGTCAATGCAATCAATGAAGTCTTAAAACAACGATTACTTAATACACCAAATGTTCCAACGAATTAAGAGAATGTGGGCTTTATCAAATAAAGACCCTGCATATATAGAAAAGGCTATCAATCTTACGAAAGAAGAAGTTGCTGAACTTCCTGATGTTGGTGATGGTAAAGCAGTCTTTATTGGTGAAGGATCTGCTGATGAATTTGCTGACTACGAGAAAGAAAAGAAAGGAATTAAAGGCTTATTTGGATTATAGGATATGTTATTTACTTCACATCGAAATGGGTATAGCAATCGCTTGGCGTGTAAACAACGCTCTACTATTGGCAATCCTAAACTCTCAGCGTATAAGTATCGTCTCTATGCTGATGGCACAATTTACGACCAAGAACTCAATAGGGTTGTAGGTTTGATTACAAAGGATCTTGATGAGGTTTACGCATTAAGAGGTCGAGCATTACAAAAGTATTTAAGGGAATATCTCGCATCATGATGCACAGAATGAACCATAGAATCTGTGAATGTTGTCAAGGAGTCTACGCAACTGGTAAAAATTATGGAGGCTTTTGGGAATCAAGCTCTAGGGCGTGTGATGAATGCGAAGTCAAAGGTCTATGTGAGTTCTGCAATCCGAATGACAAGACATGGTATTTAGACACAGGTTTCCCTCAATGTAAAAATGTTCACACATCATCCAATGTCGAGTCAGTGGTATGCAGTTCATCCAAAGACGTATGAATTGTTAGGCAGATCAAAGAATCTTGCTAGGCTTTACGATCGGTTCGGCAATAATATCTTATACACTAAGGGTTCAAGACCTGTACCTAAAACCATTAAAATAAAAGCATAGTTCGTTAAGTAGTAGAGTCAAGAGTAGTTCAGCAAAGTCATGGCAAAACAAACAGAAGCAAGAGGTGGTTACTATATAACCGAGGAACAAATCAGCAAACTAGAAGGAAAACTCTTAACATTTATAGAGGCAATGGGACTCGAAAAGAGCCAAGAATCAGCATCGAAGAGTATCGTTAGACAAGAAATTTGGAGCATGGTTCCAAATGATAGTTATATCTGGGTCGAGGAGCATGAGGTTTCCGACAGATTACCTAAAAAGTCTTAATAAATAATTGACGAAACTGACTCTACTACTTAGGGAATTATGAAATTCAACCAAACACCACATCCAACAATTGAAGACCATTACCACATTCAAGACCTCATCAACTCGCAAGAGAAACGCTCAAATGATCGCTCCTATCATCGAGATAAGGCTAAGGAACGAGCTGAACGTGATGCAGTTCTCCTTGATAGTAAACGCTATACCGTAACTGACTTCTGGTGTCAGGAATGCAGAGAAGACTTCAAAGGGAGGGCAGTAAGACAGATTGAGACAGATTGGAACAATCCTGAACAACGCATTGCATTCTATCGTTCTAAATGTGCTGAAGGACATTGGTGTATACGTCTCATAACTGACAAGAATCGAGATGGCTTTTGGATGAGATCAAAGCGACTGGCTTTGGATCGAGGCAATCACGTAGCAGATATTATTCAGCCCTTCCAGTCTGGGTTTAACATGCTATACGGAAAATGAAAGAGATTTACTACCTATTCGCAATCGTGTACACGTTCATAATATGGGGCTTTTGGTGGGGCTTGCTGTCGTTTGTCCTCCCAATCTTCCCTTTAATAGATTTAGTTAGATATATATTTTAATGTCATCACTATCAAGCAATTATATTCTCGTTTCCAAAGCACTTGAGCCTGTATCAGAGGGCTTTCAAGCAGTCGCAGTAGAAGATAGCTCAGTTTATAAGGGAAAGGTGGAGCAACTCCCTGACAATCCTGTATACCTCAGCAATCAGGCTCTTAAGGTTGGAGATATCGTTATCTTTGCCAAATACTCTCCCGATACGCATCTTATTGAGCGTGATGGCGTTGAGTTAAAGTACATTAACACTCGTGATCTTCTTGAAGTTTTATGAGTGTAATGCCCTATAAAAACACAAGGGCTGCAGTCGCAAAGTATGCGGAAGAAGAAGGTTGGCATCCTATCCAAGTAGATGGTATACCTGAAGGCTTTAGTTTCCTCAAAGATGGCATTACGATTAGCAATACGGTTATTGCAAACATATACATCGCTTTTCCTCCCATGTCTGAAGGATTGGTGAAGACTGATGATATCAACAAATTACTAAGTTTATATAAGCAAGCAATAAAGAAAAGAAATGCAAAATAAAGAAATCACATTTGGTAGCGAAGGTCGAAAGAAGATTAAGGTAGGAATTGACCGTGCTGCAACAGCCGTTGCTCCTACGCTTGGTGCTGTTGGAATGGCAGCAATGATTAGTATTCCAGGACTCGATCCTGTGGAATGTGATGACGGTGTTACTATCCTTAACCATTTGAATTTTAAAGATGAATACGAAAACCTCGGACTACAGAAACTACGAAAGGCTGCTTTACGCACTTCTGCTGAAGCAGGAGATGGCACAGCTACAACAACCGTACTTACTAAAGCTCTCGTCAATGAAGCATTCAAAGAGATTGAAGAAGATTCATCTCGCATCCGTGAAGTTAGGGAACGACTTACAGCAGGTCTCGAAGAGGCATTAAAACTCCTGTCTGCTATCAAGCAGGATGTGAAGGAAGAAGACATCGAGAGAATTGCCAACATTTCATCTCTTGATCCTGAAGTAGCAAAGTTGGTGGCGGAGATCATCAAGGAAGTGGGCGTAAAGGGTATTGTAACTGTAGAGAAAGGCTCTCAAATTGGCTATACAAAGGAAGTTGTCAAAGGTGCTCGATTCGACATTAAGGGTCTTATATCTCAATATTTCATAAACAATCCTGAAGAAGGGACAACTGTACTCGAAGCACCCTACATTGTGTTGGTTGATCGAAAGATCTCACTCGGTACGCAGATCAAGACCCTCATGGACTCTATCGCTAATACTGGCAACAAGAGCGTATTGTTCATTGCTGATGACATTGATGGCTTAGGGCTTACATCTCTCATTCAATCAAGTAAGACTGTTACTATTTTTGACCCGAATACCAAAACAACGAAGACAGGAACATATGACATCGGAGCAATCAGAAATCCATACACTGCATCTCAGTCAAAAGACTTTTTGCAGGACATGGCTTGTCTTACAGGGGCAACTGTTATCTCTGAGCAAGCAGGCATGATGCTCGACTATGCTGATGTGAAACTATGTGGATCAGCAGAAAAGGTTATCATTACGAAAGATCATTGCACCATCATCGGCTCTCAACCCTCAGCAGACCTAGAAACACGCATAAAGACCATTGAGAACGCAATTGAGGCGAGTACGAGTGAATATGAGAAGGCGATGCTTAATGAACGCCTAGCGTGCCTTACAGGAGGAATTGGAGTGGTTCGTATCGGAGCATACACAGACACAGACTACAATGCCAAGAAGTACAAGGTAGACAATGCTATCAATTCGACTCAGGCTGCTCTTCAGGAAGGCATATTGCCAGGTGGAGGAACTGCATTACTACGTGCTGCACTTTCACATTCAGAACCTATGTTCAAGAATGCTCTCGTAGCTTCTTACGATCAACAATTTAAGAATGCAGGAATGACAGAAAAGGATGTGATTCGTGATGTAGATGCAGGGTGGGGATTCAACTTCAAGACTAAGGAGATCGTCAATATGTTTGATGCAGGTATCATTGACCCATTCAAGGTTGTCCGTCTTGCTCTCGAATCTGCTACTGCAATCGCTATCTCTCTCGTATCTATCGAAACAGTAATTGTCGAAGAACACGATGAAAAGCCTCAATAGTTATATATGGAAAAGATGGAAGTTCTATAGATTCTTACTGTATTGGCGACATGAAATATGTCTACGCAGACATCTTAAATATGCTCGGCATATGGGTTGGGTAACACAAGAATTCTATGATCGAATCAATAGGCAATCTGCCTTTGAGAGTGCTAAGTCGGTACATGGATATAAATAATGGACAATGAAAACAAGCAATACCTCTCGATTCTCGAATGGATTGTCGAGAGAGGAATAGTAAACGAGAAAGGCGAACCTTTTGACTTCAAAGATCGCCCATGGCTCATTGATATCCTTTGTGACTGGAATCCAAATATTGTAGTCACTGCTTGTGCTCAGGTGGGGAAGTCCGTTACATTCACGGTTAAGGTTACGTTCGGTATCAAGCACTATAAGTTCAATATCATCTACACGATGCCGACTGATGATGACGTTAAGGAATTTGTGGCTTCAAAGGTCAACAAGTTTCTTCAAGCTAACCGTCATGAGTTTAAAGGAATGGACACAGACAGCATTGAACGCAAGGAAATCAACAGCCGATTCTTGTATTACAAGGGAACAATCTCCAAAACTGCTGCTATCTCCACATCTGCAGATGTGTTGGTGCATGATGAACTTTCACGATCAGATCAAGGGACTATTGCTACCTATAAGTCACGTACCAAAGCAAGTCCTTACAAGGGGCGTTGGTTGTTCTCAAACCCAGGTGTTGAACGTGATGAACTCGATCAAGCATGGAACAAATCAGACCAGAAAGAGTGGTGTATTACTTGTCCTCATTGTAAAGATGAGCACTTCCTGATCTTTCCCGATTCTATAGACTTAGAAAAGAAATGCTATATCTGTCGAGCCTGCAAGAAACCAATTGATGATGATGTGCGAAGAAATGGTCGTTGGGTGGCTCAAAACCCAGGCAGTTCAATCTCTGGCTACCACATCTCTCACTTGATGTGTTGTTGGATTAAAGCCTCTGAAATCATTGAAGATTCAGAAGGGGATCCTGCATATTTCAACAACTTTGTACTCGGTAAGCCTTATAGTCCTGGGGACTTGAGTGTTTCACGTACAACAATTACTGATCTATGGACACCGAAAGATATTCGTACAGGAAAGATATATCTTGGTGTAGACGTAGGAAATATAAAGCATTACGTGATCCGATCAGAAAAAGGGGTACTGAAGATAGGTAGATTCACAGCATGGAGCGATCTTGATGATATCATCGCTTTTTGGAAGCCGACTGCAGGGGTTATAGATGCCATGCCTGATAATACTGCAGCAAAGTTCTATGTTGAGAAATATCCTTGGATGCAAATGTCCTTCTTTAAGGAGAACAACGAGAATCCTCAGACAATCGTTTGGTGGGGTGAAGGGGAACGTAAGGGAATCGTATATTCGCACAGAGATCGCATATTGGACAAACATCTTACGGACATGGTTGATGCCAAGTGGCTTATAGGTGTTGTCCCTGATAAGGAATTTCAACTGTATATCAAGCATTATGAAACCCTGAGGCGTGAAAAGGTTGTAAACAATAAGGGTATAGAACGATATATTTGGGTTAGTACCACTGGGGAAGACCATTTTGTATTCGCTGATCTTTACAGTCATCTTGCGATGCTTGGAGAAGGAGCAGGTGTATTCTATGGAGAAGCAACCAGAGCAGATGTCGAAACTGTCCTAGGTGCCGATAATATATATGATATTAGTAGAGCATTTTCTGAAAACAATGGATAATGAAATTATAGTATATTTGTCACCTGAAGATGCAAAAAAGTTCATTCAATTTCAAGAATATTATCATTTATTCTCTCTATTACTCGATAGAAAAGTGTTTGAACAGCGAGGAGCTGCAATCACATTACACTTTGATACAAAAGGCACATTAAGGACAATAGCTCGTAATGATTTCTTGTACTCTGCATCTACTCCATTTGACAATATGAATGAGAAAGTGTTGTAATACTTGTCCACACTTGTCAATTCCTTTACATATTGTCCTATATGAGGGATAATACTTGCATAACTAAATAGCAATCGCTCAAACTTACAAAAACAAGAGAGCACATCCCACAGGGTGTGTTCTCTTTTGCATATAAATGGCAAAAATTGACCTGACAACATTTCAAGAAGATCAAAAAAGTAAACTAGTAGAAGCTAGGTGGACTTCTTCGTCTGAACTATGGGACAAAATCAAGACGATTTACAATACAAACACTGCTATTTATGGAAATGAGTCCAATTGGACTGATAATCTCCCTTATGTTCGACAAAAATGGATTGTTCGTGACAACAGAATCTTTGTAAACATGGAATCGGTCATCAATACACTGATTGCTAACCCTGCAGGTATCAATATGCTTCCAGGAAGAGACGGAGAGGATGCTGCAGAGTTTGCTCGTAAGCTAGAATCCTTCCTTCGTAGTAAATTTATCGACTTAAACTTCAAAGAAACGATGAGAAAGGGGTATAGAAACCTCTATTTTGGGCGTTTAATCATAATTAAAGCATTTTGGAACCCACTTATAAATGATTTCGACTTTCGTGCGATTGATCCCCGAAAGGTTCGATTTTCCAAGTATGCAACAAAAGAACAAGACTCAGAGTTCGCAATCGAGGAAATTGAAGACAATTTGTGTGCTGTCATAGAGAGATTCCCAAAGAAAAAGGAGGAATTGATGAAGAAGTACGGGATTCTCGATGATGTTGATCTTTATATTAAGAATCCTGATGTTAAATACAAGGAAGCGTGGATTGGTGACTATGTTATCTTCAAACTCGACAATATTATCCTTGACACTATTAAGAATCCGTATTGGGATTGGGAAGGAATACTCATTACTGAGGAAGAAGAGCAACAACTTGGTACAGGTGAAGGTTCTCTGCAAGGAGAAAAACGCAGAGCATTCTTGCAGAGTATTAAACTTGAACAAGAGCAGCGTAGGGCTTCATATACTGCTCAACAGCAAGTAGTTCAGCCTCAAGAAGGAGAAACTGTAGATAACCCTGTAAACACTCCTACTGACCCTAATATGCCTCAAGAAGGGCTTGAATCTATAGCTCCTGTTAAATACAAACCATATTTCTTCAACTATTTCGATAATCCACGCAAGCCATATATCTTTGCCACTGCTTTTAATAACGAAAACTCTCCAATTGGTCGTACAGACATGATTACTCTATCGGCTGAACTTCAGAGAGGTATTGATAAGCGAAAGATGGATATTGCGGAAAACTGTGAACTGGTCAACGGTATCCTCAAAGTTGATGCAGGAACGATGGGTAAATCCGATGCTCAACGTATTCGTTGGGAAACTCGTGGTGTTATTTGGGGCAAGAATGTGAAAGATGGTGTTACACGTGAAACAGGTAATCCTCTTCCTGACATGGTCTTCAAAGACTTGCAGGACTCTCGAAATGAAATTGACAATATCATGGCTGCTTCATCTGCATTTAGAGGTGAACGTGAAGGTCAAGAAACTAAAGCAGGTCGTCTTGCTCTTATCCAACAATCATTCCTTCGATTGAATGAATTTGTACAGGTTGGAGACTATATTGCAAAAGAGAGTTTTGACTGGTCTATGCAGATGGTAAAAACTCGATACACCGAGTATCACTCAACAGAATTAGTTGACAAAGAAGGAGATCGTGAGGTTATTGAACTCATACAGGATGACATTGAGATAGGAAACAAGGTCAAGATCATAGCAGGAAAGACTCTTCCCGTCGATGATGAATTCAAGTTTGAACAGGCTCAGAATGACTTTGAAAAAGGTGCTCTTGGTCTTACTGATTATCTTGAGATATCAAACTACGATAATGCAAAGGAATTGGCTAAGAATGCTGTTTCGTTCAAGATCAACCCAGTTGTTTCAGTAGGTATTACTGCGGAGGAACAGCAGAAATTGCAACCTCCTCAGACTGAAGAAAAACCTCCATCCATCACTATAAACTACGCTGATTTGCCTCCTGATGCTCAAGTTCAACTTCTCGGAAAGATTGGCATTCAAGCTAATCCCGAAATAATTATTGCTGAAAAGCAGGCTGTGCATGAGGACAAAAATAGGGAATTTGATCTGAAAAAGACGGGTCAGGAGCATGGTCAGATGATGGCTGAGAAACAAGCAGATAAATCTGAACCTACAAAAAAGAAATAAGGATTTGACTTGTGAAATGTCGTTAAACTTTCACAAATTAACAACCTAATTAGACCAAGCAAGTTCTCTTCAGTCAATAGACCAAGTTGAGAAAAGGGCAGTCCTAAAATTATGGCAGACGAAATAGAAGGAGAGTCTATCGCAGTCGTAACTCCCAGTGTTGAAGAAACACCAAGTGAGCCGACAGAGCCAGTAACTACTACTGAGAAAGTAGAAACGGAGCAACCATCCGTGCCAGTGGAAGAACTTTACGAACTTCCTGACGGTAGAAAGGTTGATGCTGCGACACTTACAAAGGAATGGAAAGAGAACTTTCTTCCTGACTATACTCGCAAATCCCAGAAGGTAGCCCAAATTGAAAGAGGAGGAACACCAACTGGATTACCAGAAGATAATAAGCCTACGGAGTATTATAAAGACCCGAACTGGCAACCAAAGACTTACGCTGAGATCATCGAAGCTGCGAAAGCAGAGGTACGAAACGATCTACAGCGTGAAGAGCAGGAAACAAAAGAACACAGAACAGCTATCGAAACCGCAGTTGCAACTCAACTGACTGAGTTGAAGGCAGCCGATCCTAACTTGAATGAAAATGCTCTCTTTGCCCATGCTGTTAAGTATGGATTCCAAGATCTAAAAGTTGCTCATGCGAATATGAAAGATATGGCTGAGATCGTTAAAAAGACTCAGACTGCAACTGTCCAAAATATTCAGAAACGAAATGACCCTGTGAGTGTGACTCATGGAGCGACAGGTGCAAGACCTGATCCGAGTGCATTCAGTACGGCAATAGACTACCTCCGTAGTTTGAAATAATATATGATTTTTAACCAAGCCGTAACCACGACAACTCGTGAATACATCTTGAAGAAAGTTTTTGACCAAGTTACCACTGGTACTCCTGGTCTCATGACATATCTTCAGAAGCCTAAGGAGTGGACATCGGGTACTTCTTACAAGTTTGCAATTAAATACCAGGACACCACAAATGGTGGAAACATGGGTATTGCAGACAAACTCGATACAGATCGCCAGAATGTGCGTGTACAAGCTAACTTCAACCTCAAGGCTGCTAACAAGCCAGTCGTTGTTGCTATTGCTGAAACTACTGCAAACATGGGTGATGAACAAATTGTCAACCTTCTTGATACTGAATTTGATTCACAAGCACAGTCTTTGATGACTCTTATGGCTCAAAATCTTTATACAGGAAATGGTACAGGAAATGATTGGGACTCATTAGCAAATGCAGCATCTGATGCTACATTGTATGCTACATATGGAGGTCTTGCTCGTGCAACTTACACAACATTTGCTGGATATTATTTAGCAGCAGCAGGTGCTTTGACTCTTGCTAAGCTTGCTACAGCTGATGATGCAGTAACAATCGGTGTTGATTCTCCAGATTTGATGCTTACAACAAAGGCAATCTGGTCAACATATGAGACATTGCTTGCTCCAACAGTACGTGCAAACTTCTCAACTTCAGGTTATCCAAAAATGAATGCTTGGGGTGGAGTTGCAGCTAAAGGTGCAGGTCTTGGTGCAGAACAAGGTTTCGTTTATTTGACATTTAGAGGAACACCTATTGCTAAAGATGAACAAGTACCATCAGGTAAATTGTTCTTAGTTAACACAAAGGGATTTGGATTCGTTGGATTTAACTATCAAGATGAAAACATCATGACAGCTAACTTCAAAATGACTTCAGATGCAGTTCCAAGTGGAGTACCGGGTAATGTTAAGTCAACTCGTGGATTCCAATTTAGAAAGATGATGGCTCCAGTTGACCAGTTGACAAAAGTTGGTTACTTAATCTACGCAGGAAACTTCGTAGCTACAGCACCACGTTTGAATGGTTCAATGGCCGGATTAAGTTAGTATTATTAGATTAATATATTTTGCTCTTGACCGGGCTTGACCCGAGAGAGAAAAATACAAAGAAAATATATGTTATTACACGAATATGTTCCCGCTCTAAAATATGGAGCAAAAATTCTTGCATCAGAAGTATTGGGTGATGTAAGTACATTTTCAGAAGGAGTATTCTTTGTTGATGGAGATACTGGTAGTGATGCAAATACTGGAACAAGTCCTAGTGATGCACTCTTAACTATTCAAGCAGCTGTTGATGCAGCAAGTGCTGGAGATACCATTTATATCAAAGCAAAGGATATTCATGAAAATTCAAGTGACCCAGAAAGTTATGCAGAATCAATTATTATTCCAAATGATAAACCTCAATTGAAATTAATCGGAATAAGTTCCGGTTTGACACAAGGTGGTTTACCACAAATTAAGGGTGATGCTGTTGCAACAACAGAAATTATCCTTACTATCCGTTCAATGGGCTGTCTCATTGCAAACTTAGGTTTCAATGGAGCAGGTACAACTGGTGGTGGAATATTGCTTGATTCAGATGGTGCAACTACAAAAGATTCTTCCGGTACTACAATTATTGGTTGTCATTTCAAGAATTGTAAAGGTACAACAGCAACAAATGCTTTGACAGGAGGAGCTATTATGTGGTCTGCAAATGGAGGTTCATGGCAAGTTAGAATTGCAAACAATGTATTCTATAAGAATGTTGGAGACATTATTCTTAAGGGTACAGGTGTTTCAGTACCACAAGATGTTGTTATTGAAAATAACACCTTCCAAGGTATTGCAACAGCAGTAGATGTTCACATAATCTTTGCTGGTTCAGGAATGTTAGGATTTACTATCAACAACAATACGTTTGCTGATGTGCTTCCAGCATTAAGTTCTGCTACAACAGCAAGATATGTTAGTTTAGTAGGAACAGGAGTATTTTCAAACAATATCTTTGCTGGTTCTTACACAACATCAGGATTTGGTGCAGCTAAAGTAGCTGCGGTTATTCCTACAACAGTTGGTATTGCTCACAACTACTCAGATGCAGGGTTGATTGTTCGTGAAGCATAATTATTAATTAATTGAAGTAAATAATATTATGAGTGACGAAAATCCAATCCAAACTCCAGCTGAAGAAGTTACACCTGAAGAGGTTATAGCTGAAGAAGCTGCAGAAGTTGAAGAAGAGTTAGCTGCTGATGAAGCAGCTGTAGTAGAAGAAGTTTAGTAGTTTATTAATTAAGAGAACGATGTTCTCAAACTGGTTGCGGATTAAGAATCCAAAACCTGAAAAATAATATGAATAAAATTTCATTTCAGTCAGTTTATCAAACCATTACTGGACGCGGTGAGTTCAAGCTCGGAGAAAGAGCAATGACTCCCGATGGACGTGAATGGCAGTTTATCAAAGCGAACACAGCTATTGCTACAAGTTTAATTGCCGTACCAAACGGAGTAGCTTCAGCTGATACTTGGTCATCTTCCGCAGATAACCAAGGACGAATCGTTTATCTTACCGATTCTGGTTCTGCATTTACTATTGGTGCATATGAAGATGGCATCGGAGTAATTGATGATGGAACAGGAAAAGGTCAAACATTTAAGATTAAAACCAACAACGCAACAACATTGACACTCTATCCAGAAACAGCACTAAGTACTGCTCTTGCAGTAGCTGATTCTGATGTCACTATCATGACAATGTCAGAATGTGACCCTGCTGCTGTTACCTCAATGGTGCAGATGGCACAAGGAGGTACACAGGTATCATTTGCTGCTAGTGATTATGGTTGGATTCTTACAAATGGAGATGGACGTGTTCTAACAGGTGAAACATTAGTAGTTGGAAAGGGATTTGCAACTGGTGATGACACTGTTGGACAAGTAGTTGTATTAGCAACTACAGAAGGAGCATTTGATGCCCAAAACCTTGGTTATGCTATCGTTGCAAATGCTGCAGCAGATATGGGTGCTTTGGTTAGGTATTTTGTTCGCTAGTGTTTTGTCTTGGCTCTCTTGCAAAAGAGGGTCAGACACAGAACATTTTAGTTTCTGTATCAAGAAGGACGAAGCTTGATTATTAATTAGGAGGATAAAAAATTTATGATAAACTCACAAATTTCAAATCCAAATGATTTTAAGGTTGTCTCTTTTCACAACCATACGACGTTTGGTTTCACCCCAGAAATGGGTTGTATGTATGATGGTCGTGCAATTAATGGAAAATCTGGTTTACCGGGCATAGAAGCTGGTGAAACAATGATTCTCCCTTATCATGTTGGTCATTTATTAGCTCAAAACCTAGCAAAAAGAGTACTAAACATATCTCCCGCTGCTACAATTGATACTGCTGGAGTACCAACTGGAGTTCCAATTTGGAGCCCAGAGAAGCTTAAAGAGCTATCAGATAGCTTCATAAAGGAGCTTTATACTGAAGAAAAAGCTGCTCAACAGTCTGAAACAGACAAATTGATGGCTAAAGTTGAAGAATATAGGAAATTAGTTGAAGAAAAACTAGGTCTTAGTTCAGAAACTGAGTTACCAAAGGTTGATGAGGTAAAAAAAGTTGAAACAACGGAAAAGGTTGCTCAACCAGAGGTTAAAACTTTTCAAGACAAGCAAGAAGTGATTGAAGAGCTTGAAAAGAAAGGAATTAAGTTTGATAGACGTGCAAGTAAAGCTACATTAGAAAAGTTGTTAGCATAACAACTCAAGTTGTGTGCATAGACAACATCAGGTGCAAGCCCTGACACAACTTTATGAAAGAAATAACAGAATTAACAAAAGAAAAGATGGACATAATGAAGGAACTAGCAGCCACTACTCTTAAAATTTCTGAAACACAGAATATAATTTTTAAATTAAAAGAAGAAGAAAATGATTATCTAACAATACGAGAAAAAGCAGCAATGGAACGTGTTCAAATGGTTCTTGATGAAAGTAAGGAATTATTAAATAATACACATGAAAATTATGAAGAAATACACAATATTTGCAAGAGTATTACAAACATTTCTAATTTTGTTTCAGAAACTTACGATAAAATCACTGGTCTTTTGGCAGACATCAATGAAAGAAGCGATAAATGGGACAAAGAAGTCGCAAGACAGCATAAAGAATTTGAAGAAATTAGAAGGGGAATTGCTATTGATAAAACCATCATCGCCAACGATAAGAAAACAATTGAAAAAGCAAATGAAGAAATTGAAAAGGAAAAAGCTCACATTGAAAGTAGACAAGCACAAATAAAAGTCGCATTACAATTATTAGAAAACAAACAAAAAAAATATGAATAACGAATTTTTTATGAATCCAAAAGCTCCAACATTAGTTGCAACATATGATGCAACTATTAGTAGCTCAACAGCTATAACTTTTAATACAGCATCGGAATATATAGAGGTTACAGCAATAGATAAAGGTATATTTATGAAATGGGGTGCAACAGCTGCTTCAAATGCTTTTGATGAGTTTATTCCAGCCAATACATCAAAGGTCTTTATTATACAAGCAACAACAGCTCAATTTATAGAACAAGCAGCAACAGCAATATTAGTAGTAATTGAAAAATAATTATGGCAGACGAAGTATTAAAAAGAGAAGAGAATCATAAAACTGTTGGAGCAGGAGTTTCAACAGCTGCAACAAATGATATTTTAATGTTTCGTGTGGACCCTATTACTAATTATCCATTAGCTAAAGCAGAAGCTGATAGCATTGTTGCTACAGCACTCAGTATGAATAAGAGAGACCAAAATTTCAGACCAACAGTTTATGGTGTATCAAGTGTAGATGGTGTAACATTAGTTCCAATAAGAACAGATGAGAATGGTTATTTATTAGCACAATTTTAATTATAAAATATATGGCAGATGAAATATTAAAAAGAGACCAAAATTTTGTGACAGTACTTGCTGGGGTAACTGACAATGCTGCACAAGAAATAAGAATGTTTAGAGTTGACCCAGTTACAGGTAGGTTGATTCTTTCTATATCAGGAATTGCTGTATCAGCAACCATTGAAGTTGGAACAACAACAACTACAGCACCGGGGACAGATGCTACAGTGACAAATTCTGGTACATCAAGTGAAGCAGTTTTTGATTTTACAATTCCAGCAGGGAGTGTTATTTATTCAACAATTTTAATACCAGATAATTCAGTTGGACAAGATGGTGATTGGGCTTTCTCAACAGTAGTTACAGCAGAAGTATTTTACAAATCAGGTGGTGCTTGGGCATTAGTAAATGCGCTTCAAGGTCCAACTGGTGCCGCAGGTGATGATGGTGCAAATGCTTATGTTTATATAGCTTATGCTTCAGATGATTCAGGAACTAACTTTACAAATACTTTTGACCCAGCATTAAACTATGTAGCAATAAAAACAACAACAACAGCAATAGTAACACCAGTGGCTTCTGATTTTACTGGTTTATGGAAAAATTATAAAGGTGCTACAGGTGCAACAGGTGCAACTGGTCCAGTTGGTATGATATGGGAAGGTACTTATAATGCAGGAACACCATATGTTGTAAATGATGCAGTTGCTTATCAAGGAACTTCTTATATTTGTATACAAAATGGAACAGGTCAAACACCTAATCCATCAGGAACAGCTTATTGGGAAGTACTAGCATTAAAAGGAACAGATGGTGCAGGTAGTGGTGATTTTATGGCAGATGGTTCAGTTCCAATGACTGGTGCAATAATACCAAATGCTGCTGGAACAATTGATTTTGGTTCAACTTCTGCACCTTGGAAATATATTTGGTTAGCTGGTGATTCTGCAACACCCGGAACAAATCAATTTAAAATTACAGGAACTTCAACTGTTGGTGTAAGAACAATAACATTACCAGATACATCTGGTACTTTACCAGTTGGTACTGGAACTGCAAATGAAATAGCATATTGGTCTGGAACTAATACATTAGGTACTCTTGCAACAGCTACATATCCATCTCTTACTGAACTTGCTTATGTAAAAGGATTAAGTTCTTCAGCACAAACACAATTAAATGGAAAACAAATATATCATGGAATACAAACACATGGTATTGTTTCTTGGAATAATACAACTCATATAGTTCAGTTAGCTGCAGGAACAAATACTTATTGGTTCCAAGGTGTTAAATATACTACAGCAAGTGCTATTACTTGTGATTTAGATGATTATGTAACGCTTGGTGCAACACCAACACTTTATTATGTATCTTTTGATGATGCTTCAGGAACTTTGAAAGCTAGTGCAGATGCTTGGGATTGGTATGCTAATGTTTTTGTAGCTACAGTGTTTTGGAATGGTGCAACAGGTGCAGTTCAAGAAGAAACTCATTTATATAATCGTGATATTCCTATGCACATTTGGGCACACAGTACTATTGGAACACGTTATCAAAGTGGTTTAGATTTAACAGCACCAACAACTGCTGCTGATGCAACACTTCAAGTTGAAACAGGTGTTATTTGGGACGAAGACCACTCTTTTACAACAGGGCAAAGAACAACTATGAGAGGTTGGTACAAAACAAGTGCAACAACTTATACATTTGCAGATTATGCTTTGCCTTATCTTGGTGCAAGTGGTGACCCATATTGGTTAGATACTGACGATTATACGCTTAAAAGCGTTGACGACGCTAAGTATGTATGTTATTGGGTATATGCTTCAACTGATATAGATAGACCAATTTATGTAGTTCCAACACAAGCAATAGACCCATATACTACAATAGCCCAAGCTCGTGCAGAACTAGCACCTGTATTAACTGGATTAAACTTAAATGCTGAAGTTAAACTTATCTATAGATTTATATACAAAGGAGATGGACAATTCCAAGAATCAAGTGATTTAAGAACTCAAACTTCTCTTGCTGGTGGTGCAACAACTTCAACTTCAGCAGGTGCTGTTACTTTTGCACCAGCAGGTAACATTTCGTCAACTACAGTACAAGGTGCTATTGAAGAACTTGATAGTGAAAAAGCAAATACAGCGCTTTCAAATCTTGCTTCAGTCGCAATAAATACAACTTTAGTTTCAGATACTGATAATACCGATGCACTTGGTACAGCAGCAATAAGTTGGAGTGACCTATTTCTAGGAAATGGTGCAGTAATTACATTTAGTTCTGCTCCAAACACAGCAGATGTTACACTAACACATAGTGCAAATACACTTACTTTAGCTGGTGGAGATTTAGCACTTGGTGCAAATAATCTTACAATGACTGGTAATTTAGCATCTACTGGTAGCAGAATTGCCGCTGGATTCTTTGTTGATTTGACAGTTACTAATGCTATTGCTGGAAGTATTACAGGAAATGCAGCAACAGTATCAGTGGCAGCAGAAACTGGTGATACGGCTTGTTCTATTGCTTTTGTTACAGATGTTTCTGGTTCACTACCAATTAAAACAAATACTAATTTAACATTTAATGCTTCAACCGGAGTATTTACTTCAGCTTCAGCAGTCTTAACAACAGCAGATATAAATGGTGGAACAATAGATGGTACAACAATAGGTGCTTCAACTCCATCAACAATAGTAGGAACAACCATCACAGCAAATACTGGCCTTATGCCAGATGCTAATGATGGAGCTTATATTGGTCAAGCGGGAACGGCTTTCTCAGATTTATTCTTAGCAAGTGGTGGTGTAATAAACTGGGATTCAGGAAATGCAACACTTACACACTCAGCAGGTACACTAACTTCTAATGTGCCAATTACAACAGCGGCTGGTGCAGGTATTATTCTTCCAGCAGGTAGTGGAATAAAATTAACTCTTCCAACTGGTGATGCAACAGTTACTGGACCATATACTGACAGTTTCCAATCAGGTTATACTGCTGCAGCTGGTGATTTAGTTTTCTTTGGTTCAGGTGGAAAATGGCTTGAAGTAGATTCTGATGCAGTTGCAACATGTAAAGGACTAATTGGAATTGCCATGGAAGCTAAAAACGATACACAAACTATGAAAGTAGCATTACCGGGCTCAATGATATTCTTTACGGCTTGGAACTGGACTGTAGGAGATACTCTTTATGCAGGAGAAACTTTAGGTGCTATACAAAATACAATACCAACAGGGGCAGACGCAATTATTAAAGTAGTAGGATTTGCTGTTTCAGCTGATGTAATATTCTTTATGCCATCAAGCGACCAGCAATCAACAGTAGCATAATATGAAAGAAAAATTAGATAAAATATCAAGAATAAAAGATACCCTACTTGGTAAACATAAAGTAGGTTCTTTGGAAATTGAAATTGTTAAAACTAATATACTTGAAAATGGAATTGAGATATTTGCTAGAGCTTGGAAAGATGGTAAGTCTTTAGGATTTGGCGATGGCACTGTTGAAATAGAAAGATTTAGAATATTTAATCCTCCACTGCTTGCTAGAACTGGTATTAGAGAAAATTTCATAGATGATAGAGGGGAAAACAAAGATAGAGATACTTTTATAGAAAATCCTAAATTAGCTATTCTTCAAACATTAGAACATACAATAAAAGTATCTTGTAAAGAAGATGGAAAAATTACAAAAGGGAAAATAGGTAATACTACAGACACTTTCTATCCTAATAATGCTACTGCAGTTAATGGTTTAGTGACTAATGATGTTGGGGTTTTAGCTGATACTTGGGCGAATGTCAGGGGAGCTTCTACGGGAACAACGGCACAAACTAACGGAGCTGATGGGATAGCGTGTCAACTAAGAACGGGCGACCCAGATAATACTTGGCGAGTTATTACACGTTCGTTTTTTCTTTTTGATACTTCTGCCTTACCCGATACTGATACAATAGATTCTGCAACTATTTCTTTATATGGAGAAGTTGTAACTACAAATGCGAATATACCAACTCAATCTATAGTCCCTGTAGCTTCTACTCCAGCTTCTGATACTACTATTACTACAGCAGATTTTGACCAATTGGGAAATACTGCTTTTTCAACAGGGATAGCTTTTACTTCGTTTAGCACTTCTGCTTATAACGATTTTGCGTTGAATGCTTCAGGATTATCAGCAATATCTAAAACAGGAATATCAAAGTTTGGGTTTAGGACTGTTTCAGACCAATCAAACACTGAACCATCTGTAAGTATTTGGAATGAAGATACAACTAGAATAATAGTTTGGCTCGTTGACTGGGAAGGAACAGCTAACGACCCAAAATTAGTTGTAGTTCACGAAGCTTCTTCAAATATAAAAACATACAATACAAATGCAAAGGCAAATATTAAAACAATTAACACCAATGCAATAGCCAATGTTAAAACATTAAACACTAACGCATAAAATTATGGATAAAAATTTAGAAAATAGAATAGCTGCACTTGAGAAATGGAAAGAAGAAAGAACTCGTCAGCAACTTACTTTTCCATTTGATATACAAAGTCAAGCAATTCTTCAAAGATATTTTATGCACATAACAGAAGAACTTACAACAGAAGGTGACTTACCGGGAAGTTATATAACAAGATATTTAGGTAAACAAGCAGAAAAACAATTTGATGTTTTTAGAAATACACTCTTACAATATACTGTTGATATTACAAATGATTTATTAATAGTATTAGGTAAAGTATTTATAGCAGGAACACAAATATGGTTTACCACTGAAAATACTGCGCCTGCACCAATTGATACAAGTGGTGCAACTGATTATTATGTTATAAATCCTAGTGGAACTTCATTTCAAATTACTACTGTTTCTGGAGATGTTGGTAGTATAGTTGATATTACAGATGTTGGTGTAGGCCGTCAATTTATTTATTTTTATTTAGAACCATAATATGAAAAATTTCTTTCCACCAAAAAATCAAAATTATACTTATTTACAGACTAATCGTTCAGATGATTTGGGTTCTTTATGGTCTACAATGGGTCTTGATTTTCAAAGTAATTTAGGAACTATAAAATTAGCACCTAGACTTAAAATTAATACATCATCAGCTGATGATGCAGATTTAGGTTGTGCTATTGGTTTTGTAAGATTTCAATCAAAAATATTTACTATTGCTGGTACAAGAGTTTTTGTAAGTTCTGGAGCAACACCAGATTTAACATTTGCAGAAGATGCTTCAACAGGTGCTGCTACAGATTATACACCAGATGAATCAGATATTATTTTCTTTAATAGTGTATTAGTTACAACAACTACTGATGCTTTATTAAGTCTTGATGCTGCAACTGGTGGTACTTGGACAAGTAGAGATACTTTAAATACTGGAACACCACATATGATGACTTATTTTCAGAAATTTAATAGACTTTATTATACAAATACATCTAATGATATTTGTTCAATAAATACATCATGGACTGTTTCTGATACTAGTGATTATTCTATAGATTTAGGTGGTGCAGGTTTAATTGACTTTATTACATGTATAACTTCAAATTCTGAATATATATGGATTGGTATATTACAAAGGACAAATTTACCAACAGCAAAGATATATCAATGGGACGGTATTTCATCACAAGTTACAAAAGAATTTAAAATTGAAAATGCTGCAGGAATAATGGCAATAACAGTTATGGACGATATTCCATATGCAATGGATTCAAATGGTATATTATATAAATTTGTTGGTTATAACTTTGAAGAAGTTGGACGTTTACCATATTTATCAACACTTCCAAAAAATATTAATTCACTTGATAATAATAGATTTATTCACCCAAATGGATTAATGCCAACTAAAAATGGTACAATTCTTGCACTTATAGATAATGAATTAGAGGATAATGGTGCTACTATTTTAGAAAATCTTCCATCTGGAATATGGGAATGGTCACCAGAATATGGTTTTACACATAAATATTCACTTACATATAATCCTGTTGCAAGTGCTACTATTACAGATTTTGGACAAAATCGTTTATCACGTGTTGGCGGTTTAAGTGATGTAAATTGGGCATCAGATTCAGCAACAAGAAATGGTACAATACTATGTGGTGCAACATATTTTACAGATGCAACAACTACAGCTTCAGCTATTTTATTAGATGATTCAAATAATACAGTTCAGAAAAAAGGATATTTTGTTACAACTTGGTTTAATTCAGAAGAAGTTGAAGATAAATGGATTCGTTTATGGGCAATATATAAACGCCTTCTTGCTTCAACAGATACTATTGTATTCAAATATAGATTAAATGAAGAAAATCCAGTTTATGCAACTATAACATGGACAAGTACTACTACTTTTACAACAACTACAAATATAACAGCATACGGGCCCACAGCAGCTGGTTTTAATGGTACAATAGGAGGAGAGGTTGAAGTGTTACAAGGAACAGGTGGTTCTGTTTGTGCACATATTACAAGTATAGTTAATAATGCTGGAACATATACTGTAACAATAGATACAGTTGCAACAGGTGTAACAAATGGAACAGCAAAAGCAAGATTTCAGAAATGGATAAAAATATTTCCAGAAATTTCAGGTCAGATAAAATCATGGGAACAAATGAGTATAGGTGATAATAATACTCGTATTCAAATAAAATGTTGTATGACTTTTACTGGTGATGATGAATTTCAAAGATTTGCTTTAGTTAGTAATGAAGATATTAAAATTAATCCATAAAATAAATATATGCGAACATACACAAAATTTAGAAATGATATAGCAAAACAATGCAATGTCAATACAAGTGACACAAATGCAATGACTGCAATTGATATTGCTCTTAATGATAGTATTAGAACAATTTGTAATTTACAAGGTGGTAAATTACGCTTTCTTGAAACAACAAAAGACATGACAACTGTTGCAAGTCAAGAATCTTATCAAATTCCAAATAGTTTTAGAAAATTGATTGATGTATATATTTATAGTGGAGCAGGAACCTCAGCTGATGTTATATATTCACCAGAAATGATATTTGACCCAACTAAATGGAAAAATATTAAACAAATGAGATTAGGAACTGGTTCTGTACCTTATTTTACTTATGTTGAAAATAAAACTTTCAAAATAATTCCTATACCAGATACTACTGGAAATTTAATAACACTTCGTGGTAGACTCCAGACAAGAGATTTAAGTATTGCCGATTATACAACTGGAACAATAGTTTCTGTTGCAAATGGAGGAACTGCAATTGTTGGTGATAGTACTACTTGGACAGCAGATATGGTTGGACGATATATTCAGATAACACCAACAACAGCAGCAAAAGGTGGTGATGGATTTTGGTATGAAATTGGAAGTTTTACATCTGCTACATCAATTGGATTAGTTAAACCATATGAAGGAACAAGCATTGCAGCAGGTGCAGCAGCTTATACAATAGGACAATGTTCAGTTATACCAGAAGCATATGACGTTGGAGTCGTGCAACGTTCAGCAGCTGTTTATTGGGATAATCAAAATGACTTACAAAGAGGAAAAACTTATTGGATGAAATATGACGGAGGTAAAGAAGCTGGTTATTCAAATGAATATGGTGGTTTAATGTTAGAAATGTTATCTAATGAAGGTGAAACAGAAGAAGGTGCATATATACCACCATTTGCACACAATTCAAACTTCCAGCAAGCACCATATTATTTCCCTTGGTCGCAAGCATCTGGATTTTAATAATAAAATTATAAATTTATGTACCCAACAAATAAAAACCCAATATCAGGAATAAATAATTTCCTAAATAAACAATTTGGATTACCATTACCAAGTGCTTCTACTTCTTATGGTATTTCAAAACCAAAAATAACGTCAACTCAAAATATGTCATATGCCCCAAATATGTCTTATGCAACAAAACCCGGTCAAAATATGTCATATGCAAATCCATCAGCTACTAATTCAAGTGGAACGGTTATTAAACCACCAGTTGAGAAAAAGAAAACAACCGTATTGCCACCAGCTGGAGAAAAATTTGTACAAGATACTTATGACAAAGTAACTGGTGCCAGAACAGCATATGGAGAAAGTATTGGTGCTCCAGATATGCTAGGTGGTAAACCAGTGGTTAAAGGTAATGAAACTGTAACCAATCAATTTGGAGGGGCCTCTATGGAGACCGTAGCTCCACCTAAAACACAAGAAAGTCCTTATTTAACCTATTTAAAGTCAATGTTTGACCCAGAGTCACTTAAAACAGCAAATACCAAAATGACTGAAGATTATGAAAGATTAGCAGGTATTCAAAATGAAAGTGAAGCAAAAGAATTACAAGCTCGTAGATTATATGAAGAAACATTAGATAGAATAGGAGGTACAGTTGAAGGAGCAAGAGAATCAGCTGCTTTATCAGCAAGACGTAGTAATTCAGAACTTGCAGATTTGGCATTAAGAGAATCAGCAGCAGCCAGAACAGCAGGTGTATCAAAAGATATATATAATCAAATGATAGGTGCAGGTAAATCAGTTTATGAAGCTGAAATTGCACAAGCAGAAGCAGATAAAACTACAGCAGCTGAAGGATTTACATTGGGTAAAGACCAAGTTAGATATGATGCAAAAGGAAATGTTATTGCAATGAGTGGTAATGTTCAAGATTTTGGTGGAACTTATAAACAAGGTACAGACCCAACAGCTGATGCTTATGCTGATGCTGTATTAAGTGGTAAAACAAAACTAGAAAATATTCCAGAAGAATATAGAGGTGCAGTAGCTCAAGCAATTTCTGGTGTTGAAGTTACACCTGAAACATCTCCTTATCTTGCACAAATTGCAGTTCAAGGAAAACAAGCAGTTAAAGGTTTGATGGATATTGCAGTAAAGAATCCAAGTATATTTGGTAAAAGTGCAGCAGCACCAATTCCAGCAATGTTAAGAAGTGATGATTTTAGAAATTATGAAGCTCAACTTGATTATTTGAAAGGTAACTTAATTCCAGCATCTCTTACAGCAATGAGAGAAGCTTCTAAAACTGGTGGTGCTCTTGGTCAAGTATCTGATAGAGAAGGTGCATGGCTTGCTTCTGCTCTTGGAGCACTTAGTATGAATCAATCATCAGAAAATGTTGTTAAACAATTGAAATTAATAGATGAAAGTTTAGGTAGATGGGAAAAAGCTGTCAATACTTATGGAAATTCTTCAGATGGTGCGACTGAAGATTTATGGAGTTGGTAATTAAAAAACTATATGGAACCAAAACAATTAGACCAAGATGCCGTAAACTTAGCTAAAGCAATTAGACAACATGAAAGTGGTGGTAACTTTACTATTAAAGGAAAATCTGGTGAATTTGGTGCTTATCAATTTACACAACCAACATGGAAAGGTTATGCAAAAGAAGTATTAGGAGATGAAAATGCACCAATGACACCTCAAAATCAGAATAAGGTTGCATATACAAAAATAAAGAAATGGAAAGATGAAGGTAAAAATGTTGGACAAATTGCTTCTATGTGGAATGCTGGTGAAGGTAGACCAGATGCTTATAAAGAAAATGTTAGAGGAGTTAATAAATATGGTGTTAATTATGATACACCTGCTTATGCAAAAGCGGTTGCTATTAATTACCAAAAATTAAAATCAACAACACCTAAAGCAGAAGCATCTGAAATTATACCAGAACAACCAGTTGAAAAGAAAGATGGATTTTTAAAGAGTTTAGTAAAAGCACCACTTACAATGCTTGCAAGACCAGTTCAACTTGGATATGAATTATTGAAAAAAGGTGATAATACAGCAGAAATGGATAAATTTAGTAAAGAAAAACTAGGTGGATTTGTTGCACCTATACCACAAAATACTGCTGATTTAAAGAAAGATATTGGACGTGGTATTCAAACAGTAGCTTTTGGAATGCCGGGACTTGCTTCTGGTGGTGCTGCTTTTGGAGTTGGTGCCTCTATGGAAGAAGGTAATTACCTATTTAGTTTACAGACAGCATTTCAAGCTGCATTAGGTGCAGGAGGTGCTAAAGTATTAGGTCTTGTTGGTCAACCATTATTGAATGCAACTGGAAAAGTTGTTGGAAAAATTACACCACAAGTATTGAAAGATGTTGCTTCTAAGGGTTCTAAAGCTATTACAGAATTTGCTGCTACACATAATATTCTTCCAGAAACAATGAGTAAAGCTATAACAAAAGGTGCAAATGTTGCAGAAGATATTGTTGCAAAACCTTTTGATGTTACTGGTAAAGCAATCAAAAATACATTTACAAAAACACCAGAAAAGATAATATCTGCAAGAGAAAAAGAACTTGCGGCTATTGATAATAATTATGTCAATATGAGAAAAGCAAGTGGCTTCTCAGCTGATGAAGGTGTTGCAAGTAGACGTAGAATTGCACAAACTGATGTTTTAGTTGATGCTGTAGATGAAAATGGATTGATTAGAACAAACAATGCTATTAAACAATATAAAGCATTAACTATTGACGGTTCTGAAAATGTAGTTAGAAATAATCTTGAAAGAAGTGGTGAAAAAGTAAATCTTAATGTTGTTGAAAGAGAACTTGCTGATGCTGTTAGAAATAGTAAAATAGAAGGTGCTGATTTAATAAATTCTTTAAATAATATTAAAAAGGAAATTAGAGGTCTTAGATTAAAAGCAGACCAAAATGGAAATATACCACTTACTCTTGTTCATGATGCTAAAATAAGTACAACAAATGGAATAAATTATCTTACACCAGCTGAAAATAAAGTTTACAAAAAAGCTATTGCAAGGGGTTATAAAAAAACAGTTGAAAAAAATAGTAATGTTAAAATAGAACTTAATGGAAAAACATATAAAATTGAGGATATAAACAAAGAGATTGGAAAATATCTTGATGATATTGCTTTCCTAAAACGTCTTGATGGTAAAAGGGTTAAAGGTGGAAAACTTGGAAAATACTTTGCTCAAATATCTGGTAATATTGTTGGTGGAGCAGCTGGTGCAATGATAGGTGGTATTCCGGGTTCGGCTGTTGGTACTGTTGTTGGAGGTGAATTAGGTGGTAGAATAAGAGGTTCAATGTTAAAAAGAGCACTTGGAGGAGCTGCTGGAGTTACACCACCAAAAAATAAGATAATACAAGGAGCTGTTGATTTAGCAAAATCAGGTAGATTAATGTTACCAGCACCAAAAGAAGGTGCTCCAAGAGTTCAAATGGTTAGTGGTAAAACTATAAATTTACCAAGTAAAACACAATCATCTGTAGATGAAGCTTATTCAAAGAGTCTAGGTAATCGGAATATTAAATATAATAATATTAAAGCACCAAGTAAGAGTTCCATAAAACCTATTATATCACCAAAAAGACAGGGTGTAAATAGTGAAATTGGTATAACTGCATTTCGTGGAAAACCAGTAAAAACAATAGGTGAAACAGCACCATATTATGAAACAACACGTTCAAAAGGTTTTGTAAACAATATAGAATCAACTGCAAAAGATTTTAATATAAAAATTAATAATGTTACAAGAGTTGCTGGTTCATGGGAAGGTAGTATTGAGCCAAGCTTCTCTGTTGTTGTTAAAGGAAAGATGAGTGATAAGCTTTCTTATGCTGTTACTAATGCACAGAAAGCAAACCAAGATGCTGTTATTCTATTTACAAAAGGTAAAGGTAATGGTACAAAATATTCTTTTGAAAACGTAAAAAATCCTGACAAAGCATTAAAAGTCTTACATGCCAATGGTGTATCTGGTGCTACCATTTACAAAAAGGATATTGTTGTGTATGATATGGACAATAGTTTATCTAAGAAATTGAAGACATTTACAAGTTTAACTGGCAATAAGCCAACAAAATCATATGGAAAAATACAACTTATTGAGAAAAAGGATTATGCAAAATACGGAGGAAGAGGAGGAAACGGAAATAGTGTTCGTTCCGGGCAAACCTCAGAAATAAATGATTATAGGTATCATGAAACTTCTCCTAGTGCTTTAGATAGTATAATAAAAAGTGGGTTAAAACCAAACCGTGGTCAATTTGGTATGGGTGTTTATTTTAGTCCAGAAATAGGAAAAGGTGAAGCAGCTGGTACTGGTTTACTATTAAGAACAACAAAAAAGAATTTAGGAAAAGAATATCAAGAGTTTGTTGATACAACTACTAAAAAAATAGATGAAGGTTGGACAACAAAAAATGTACCACCTGAATTATTAGAAGTATCAAAAGATAATGGTAAAACATGGAAAAAATTATCAAATAAACTACCTAAATTAGGTAAATAGAAATTATTATGGATATACTAGATATAGTAAGTTTAATAGGGTCGTCAATAAGTTTTATTGGAATTATATTTATTGTATATCATTTCTTTAAAAATCCTCAAATTAGTTCAGAAAAAGAACAAATTAAAATAGAGGAAAATATGAAAGATAAGGCATCTATTATTTCTCAGAAAGAGGTAGAAAATAAAGCTGCTGTTTTAGAGAAACAATTTCAATGGTATATGGAAGTTAATCAACAAAAATTTTGTGATATGGGTAAAAGATTAGATGAAGCTTTTATATTAGCAGCAAACCATACAAATACAGTTGATAAAAAAGTAGATAAATTAGTAGAATCAACAAATATTTTAGGTTTGGAAGTGTCAAAATTATCAACAATAATTGAGGAACGTATGCCTCGCAAATAATTATGGAAACATTTACAGGGTGTTTACCCGATACAAGAAGTGAAGAAGCTAAAGCAAAAGACTACGTAAAAGATGTAGCTATGTTTGGACCAGTTGTATGGCAACCAAAAAATTTTAGAGACATAAAAGTATTTCCAGTTCGTAATCAAGATGGTTCTGGAACATGTGTTATGCAAACTTGTGATTTGATGTGTGGTATTGAAAACTTTCTTGAAGAAGGTAAATTTATTGAGTTTTCTGCTGATTTATATAATTTTAGAGACAATAGAGATAGTGCTGGAATGATAGGTGTTAATGCTTTACAACTATTAAAAGATGTAGGTTTAACATTAGAGGTTCTTATACCATCAATGAATATGGGTGAATCTCAAATTGCTACATTAAAAAGAAAAGTTTCAGACCAAGAAATAGCAAAGATATTTAGAATAAAAGATTATTGGCAATTACCTTTTAGTGTAGATGCTATTGCGACAATTATGGAAAATGGAAGAAAAGATGGTGTTGCAAAACCTGTTATGGTATGGTTCCAATTTCCAAGAATAGAATGGGACGCAAAACCACAATTAAGTTCTAATAGAGAAGATATTGTTCGTCACTCAGTAACAGCTATTGATTATGGAATGGTTGATGGTAAAAAAGGTCTTTTTATACAAGATAGTTGGGGACTTCATAGTTCAACTGAAAATGGATTAAGATTTATTTCAGAAAATTATGTAAATGATAGAATGATATTCTGTGCTTATGTAAATGATAAATTAAATAATTGGCAAGAACTTCCAAATACAATAATTAAAAGAACACTCAGAATTGGAATGAGAGGTGATGATGTAAAAGAATTACAAGGTTTATTGAAAGTAAATGTTGATGGAATATTTGGTAGAAAAACGCAATTAGCAGTTATAGCTTTTCAAGTAGAACACGGATTAGTAGGAGATGGGGTTGTCGGACCTCAAACATTAGTAGCATTATTAAAGTAATATATGGTATATATTGGAATAGTAGTTACATTAATATTAATAACCTTATGGTGTAAATAATTTATGAATGGAATATTAAAATTGAGTTGGGCAAATATTTGGAGTGCATTAGTTTATGGTCTTATGTGGGGATTGCTTGCTGTGTTTATAAGAATTAGTGAAATAGGAAATATATTTGAATTGAATTGGCATGATTTATTAAATGTATTTATTATGGCAGCTATAGGATTTTTAATCCCTATTATTAAAAATCTACTTACAACTGATAAAGGTAACTTCTTAGGTGTTATAAAAGTTATACCAACAATTAAATAGATAGCGAAATGAAAACCACTCTGTTTAGGGTGGTTTTTTCTTTATTGTTATCTCAAACATATCGTTCCAAAAGGTTTTATTAAGCCACTCTATTATTTCAAATGGTTTCATATTACCAAACAAGTGATGGTACAATTCATGCAAGAGACGTGGTACTTTGCATACACCATTTATTCCCATATATTCACGTGAACGTGGATTAATGTGGTGCTTAGTTAATTGATGTGGACACTCGCTACAATTTTTCATAATGTACATTTTTCTTTTAATTATATTACTATTTACAAATAAAAGGAATAGTCGTACAATATATTTATGATTAAAAATGGTAA